ACGGCAGAGCAGGGGAATCGAACCCGCGCGCAGGCCACCTAAACGGTGCTCGCGGTCGGGGCTGATGCCTGTGATTCCGAGGCCTTGGAGTCCGGCCCCGCTCCCCGCCCGGGATCTGCGGGGCTCTTCGGGGAGGAGGCGGTAGTGACTTTGCCCCCGGTTGACGCTGGGGCCGTTCGGCGAGCGATCCGGTACCGGTGCTGGCTTTTCGGCCCCTCGGCGACGGCCGCGCCCCGACGGACGAGCCGGTGGAGCGCGTTCCCGATCGCGAGCGCGCCGACGCCGGCGAGCTGCGCCCGCACCTCCGCCACGGCGAGCGGCCGCTCCGCGCGCTCGAGGACGTCGCGAACGTGCGCGAGCGCGGAAGCACCGGGAGGCGCGCCGCCGCCGGGCAGCCGCGGGAGTGTGGCGTCGATCTCGGCGAGGCGAGCCCGGAGTTGCGCCCGCTCCGTCTTGAGGCGGCGGCGGAGCTCGGCGCCCTCGTCCTTCCAGCGCTGGACGTCGGCGAGCGTCATGTCGTGGCGCACTTGATCCACCGCCATGTCCACGGACCGCCGCCACTCGTCGCGGGTCCCGTACACGCAGTCGGGGTTCGCGCACGGCAACCGGTTCCCGCTGATCATGTGGGGACGGTGGTTGCCGCACGACTCGCAGGTCTCGGACTTGTTCAGGTCGATCGCCATCTTCAAGCTCCGTCCGAGTAGACGATCGCCCGCCACCGCGGGCAGGTCTTCGCGTGCCGTGGTCCATCGAACCGGCTACCGAGGCGGCACGTGCAGACGGGATCGTCGGGGCGGGGCTCGAGCCCATGCCACATCCGGAGCGCGACGAGGATCCCGCCCGCGTCGTGAGCGAGCCGGCGGAACCCGTCGCGCAGGACGGCCCGGGACGCGTCGTCTCCCGGCAATTGGTCTCCGGGCGTGAGGTCGTGCCCCCAGCGCCTCGCGTGCTCCTTCGCGGCCTCCTCGAGCGCGGTGAGCCAATCCATGAGCGGCTTCGGGTGTTAGGGCTTGTGACGGCTCTTCCCGAGCGCGGCGGGCTTGCCCCACTGCGTCGGGTGGCACCCGCAGCCCGATTCGCCGCCGTTCGGGTTCGCCTTCCTGCGCGTGACAGGCGGGTTGCTGCGGCGGGGGTTCGTGCGGCTCATCCGCTACCTCCTCTTGCAGGGCGCAGGCGCGCGACGGCGCCGCGCGTGTGGACCTTCACCGGGATGCACAGCACCGCGTCGCACAGCGCCGGCCACGCGGGCGAGTGGTAGTCGTCGATCTGGTCGCCCGGGGTGTGCGTGATCCAGCGCACCATCTCCTTCGAGGCGCCGGCGTCGCCGGAGATCGAGCGAAAGGTCCGGCGCGAGTCGTAGTGCCGGCGCTTCCGCAGGCCGAGCTCCATGAGGTCCTTGTGGAACTTCTGGAGCGACCAGCCCACGTGCCGGTGCGCGCCCGTCGGCGACGGCGCGATGAGGTCCTCGTCCTTCGGGGGCCGCCCCATGAACCGCTGCCACCCGGCGAGCTTCCACGCGGCGAGGAGTTGGGCGAGGGCGGGGTGCACGGGCACGAGGCGCGGCCGCTTCGTCTTCGTCACCTTCTCGGCGCGCGCCCGGCTGTTGTAGGACCGGGTGATCTTGAGCCGGCCGAGCGGCTTCAGGGCGCGGTCCCATCGCTCCCACCGGAGCGCCGCGGCTTCGCCGGAGCGGGTCCCCGTCAGGAACTCGATCGCGTACAGGACGCGGCGGTCCTCGGGGATGCGCAGGTCCGAGATGAGCTGCTCGACCTCGGCGGCCGTGAAGACCGCGTCGGCGCGCCAGATCGCGTCCTTGTCCTGCTTCTTCGGGAGTTCGTCCTTGTCGAGGTCGACGGGGTTCGCCTCGAGCAGCTCCGCGCGCACCGCGGCGCGGAACACCTGGCGCAGCGTGCGGTACACGTGGAGCACGGTGCGCGGCGCGAGCCGCTCGGGCTCCTCGCCCTTCCGGCGTGGCACCCGGGCCTTCTCCTGCACCGCCGCCATGAGCGCGCGCACGTGCGAGCGGCGGACCTCGATGAGCGGCGTCTCGCCGATCATGGGGTAGACGTGGAGCCGGAGGCGGAACTCCTCGTGGCGGACGGCGTCGATCCCGGCGGCGCGCCGCTTCTCGAGCCAACGCTCGCCCCAGACGCGGACGGTGAGCGGGCCGCCGCCCGGCCCGGCGGCGCGGCGCTGCGCCTCGAGCTGCTCGCGAACGTGGACGAGGAGCGCGGCTGCCTTCTCGCGGTCGCCCTCGACGTGGACGTAGAAGGGAGTCGGTCGGCCGAGCCAGCGCCCGGAGAGATCCTTGAACCGGATCCACCACTTCCGGCCCTTCGGGTAGACGGAGCCTTCCCACTGCATCGGTCATCCTCCCCGGCGAGCGCCGCGCAGGATCTTGCCCGCTTCGACTGCGAGGTCAACGGGTCCCCGCGCCGGGGAGGGGCGGCGAGCGCTCGGGTTCGCGAGGAACGCCATCAGGTCCGCGCGCAGGATCCGGTGCTCACGGACCCCGGGCGGCCGCCGCGCGGAGAGCCCGCGGCGCTTGATCCAGTCCCGGACCGTGTCCGGCTCGACCCCCGCGATTCGGGCGGCCTCGGCGGTGTCGAGCTCGTCCGGCGGCGCCCCCGTCGCCACGCGCAACTCGTCGAGGAGCGCGCGGAGTTCCTCGCGGATCATCGGGCGTAGGCGCTCCTCGAGCACCGCGGCGACGATCTGGTCGAGGCTCGGTGCGGTCGCCGCCATCGGGATCACCGGCTCGGACCGAGGGGGATGACCGCGGCGCTCGGCCGCGCGGGGTCGCGCAGCGCGCGGATCTCGGACGGCACGAACCGCAGGAGGCCCGCCTTGCGCGTGCTCGGGATCCGCTCGTCGGCGGCGGCTCGGTATACCCAGGTCCTTTTCACCTTCAGGTACCGGGCGACGTCCGCCGCGGTCCAGAGGTCGTCCTCTTCTTCGGGAGGAGCAGGCGGCGGAGGCTGCTTCGTGGAGGCCATGGTCAGTTCAGCTCCTCGCTGGCGCGAAGCTCGCCGCGGCCCTCGACGAGCTCGAGCGCGCGCAGCCTGCCGAGGTACGTAGAGAAGGTTCCCGAGGCGTGGGAGATCCGCGCCCTCTCCCCGAGCTGCTCGTTCGTCAGCCCCGCCGGGTAGACGTCGACGAGCGCCTGGAGCATCCGCGCAGCCCCGCCGCCGATCTCGCGGATCCAGTAGTCGGCGAGGGCGCGGCCCTCCGGGAGCAGGTCGTAGGCGCCGAGCGCGACGATCCCCGCATCGGTGATCTTCAGGTGGCCGCGGCCATCGATCCAGCCCTGCGACCGCGCGCGGCCGAGGTACGTGCTGAACGTCCCCGACCTCGAGGAGACGCCGGCCCGGACGCCGAGCTGCTGGTTCGTGAGGCCCTGCGGCCGCTGCGCGAGGGCGATGAGCATCCGGCGGAGGCCGCTGTTCCCGACCGAGACCTCGCCGCCCGGCTCGCCGGCGGCGGCGCGCGCCGTGGCGGGAGGCGCGATCGGGCGGCGCGCGGGCAGGATCGGCGCCGCGGGGCGCGGCACGGCGGGAGATGGGGTTGCGCGGGCCGCCGACTGGAACGACAGAACGCGACCGGCAAGCGCCCCCATCTCCGTGACGAGCGCACCGTGGGCCGCCCCTAGCTTCTCGGCGGTTGCGCTGACCCGCTCGAAGAGCGCCTCGAGCCGCTTCACCTGCGCGTCCTTCAGGACCGGCACCTCGACGCGCTTCTCCTTCGCCGGCTTCGACGGGCGCTGCTCGACGTCCTGCGCGAGGCGCTGGTACTCGGCGGCCTGCTTCTGCGCGCCGGAGAGGCTGCGCTCGAGCTCCGCGATCCGCCGGCGGAGGAGGGTGGGGTCGGCGGCCTTCACGCGCTCGACGGTGGCGGCCATCTGCCGGCGGAGCGCCTCCAGGTCGACGTCGGCCCGCTCCTTCGGCTCGACCCGCTTCTGCCCGGGCTCGGGCGTCGCGCCCGAGTCGAAGGTTTCGATCGGGTCGACGTGGACGCGCTGGAAGATCCCCTCGTCCGTCGGCCAGCCCGGAGACCACACCCAGGCGTCGCCGCGGGGTAGCGACGGGAGGGACTCCATCAGCGTCGCGCGCTGCTCGGGCGTGCCGTGGACCTCGATCCACGCGTCCATCGCGGCGAGATCCTGCGGCGCGATCGTCCGCATGGCGATCATCACCTGGGCCTGCGTCAGCACGTTCTTGTTCAGGACGGCCGAGCGCTGGGTGACGAGGGTGCAGCCGATCCCGCGCTGCCGGCCGCGGCGCACGATGTCCTCGATCGCGCCGAGCATCCGCTCTTCGCCGCGCTGGGGCTTCTGCGGGGCGACGGCGTCCGCCTCGTCGACGAAGAGCATCACCGGGGTCCGGTACTGCTCGCGCGCCTTGAGCCGGTAGAAGTTCTCGAGGAACGCCGTCATAAACGTCGCGACCTCGTGCTTCCGAAAGAGCGAGAGGTCGAGGACGACGCTCACGCGCTCCTCGACGACGAGCTTCGCCACGAGCTCGCCGGAGCCGGGCTCGAGCGGGAGGTCCCCGTGCTCGCCGCCGAGGATGAGGCAGCCGATCCCGGGGCCCTTGCCATCCGCGGAGGATCGCACGCCCCAGTGGTCGCCCTTCGGGTCGACGTCGACGACCTGCATGCCGGCCTTGAACAGGCGCTCGAGGAGCAGGCGCAACGTGAACGTCTTCCCGGAGCCCTTCCGGGCCAAGATGGCGAGCGTCTGGGTGACGACGTCGAGCGGCAGCGCCAGCTCCTTCGCGATGCGGAGCATCTTCACGTTCTTCTCCTGGTGGACGACGGCGACCGATCGCATTTCAGATCCCCTCGCCGTCGATGCCGACGGCCTGTGCGCGCTCGCGCGCGGCGGTGTCGCGGAGCTCCTGCTCCAGCGCGAGCCAGAACGGCTCTCCCTGCTCGAACCCCGTGAGGTTCGTCGCGCTCTTCCAGACCAGGTCCGCCCAGCCGTAGCCGACGTGCGTCCCGTAGCACCGCCCGCCGGCGACGTACTCGCATGCGCGCGACGCTTCGGGGCGTGCGACTGCGCGATGGAAGGAGACCGCCTTCGGCCCGAGCTCCTCCGCCTGACCCTGGCGGTTGCGGTAGGCCGGGACCTCAAGAGAGAGCGCGACGTCGCCGTCCTTCACGACGAAGTTCCACTCCTCGTCGAGGCTGTTCTTGCGCGGCACCTTGAACGTGATCCGTTCCATCTAGGCGTCTCCCTCGACCTGCGTCGGCCGCGGCGCGCCGTCGGGGGGAGGCCGGGCCGCGTCCTCGACGTCCCACTCGATCCGCAGGCGCACGGTTCGCGCGCGCCGGATCGTCTCCATCTCCTCGAGCGAGAGGAGGTGCTTGAACGCGACCGTGCCGACGGCTCCGAGCTGCCGCAGCACGAGGCCGCGCCCGTCCTCCACCGCGGGCCGCATCACCTCGGCCCTGTACCGCGTGCGCTTCGAGCTCACGGGAGCACGCCCTCCCCCCGGCCGCCGAAGTCCTCGCCGGGGGCGCAGAAGTCGGCGCCGTACACGGCCTCGCAGACCCGCTCGCACTTCTTCAGATCGAAGCGGTCGTCGGTTCGGACGCCGCTCTCCATGTCGATCCAGTAGGGCCCGGTCGCGCCGACCGCGGCGAGGACGTCGCGGACGTTCTCGGGCCCGAGGCCACCCGCGTAGCCGACAAGGCGGCCGCCTCCGGGATGGCGCGGCCACGACGCGGGCGCGAGCCCAGCGCCGCCGGATCGGTCGAACAGCCAGCCGATCTCGTCATCGTCGGGGAACCTATCGCCTCGCGCCTGCGCGACGCACGGCAGGCGCATGTGGGCCTGCGCGGCGGCGATCCGGCGAACGAGCGGCTGGGCGTGGTTCACCTGAAGGCGCGCGAACCCGTCGAAGATGTCGCGCGGAACTCGGTCGAAGACCTCGCCGGCCATGATGTCGCGGCTGAACCCGCCGCAGAGGTGGGCGGCGAGGCGCAGGCCGCGATGGACGAACCGCTCCGTGTGGCGCGGATACCGCGGCACGCCATAGCGCGAGAGGCTGTGGAGGATTCCCCACTCGATCGGGTAGCGCGCAGTGAGCGCGACCATCGCGTCGACGTCCGTCTGGTCGTCGGCGCCGGTGAACGTGATGAACTCGGGCAGTCTCATCTAGACGAGCTCCTTCTGCGTGGCGATCCACTCCGTGACGAGCATCGTTCCCGGGCTCGACTTGAGGCTGTAGACCTCGGAGTCCTCGTCGATCTGGGACTTCGGGATCCACGCCTCCTTGCCGTCGTCGGTCCGGATCCGGAGCGCGGCGGCGGTCTCGGCGAGGACGGAGACCTCGAGCTCGACCATGCCCTCACGCGGCATCGCGGACCTCCCGCTCGCGGACGAGCTCGGCGATCTCGTCGGGCACCTTCCAGAAGCCGAGCGCCCCCCTGCAGGGGACCGTCTCCGAGAGGCTCCGGACGTCGGCGAGAAGCCAGGCCCACGGGCCGAAGGTCCACGGCGAGGCGAGGATCTCGAACTGCTGCCGGAGGTCGAGGTCGCCGACCTGGCACCCGGGGAGTCCATCGACGCTGACCTGGCGTTCGGGCATCTCCGTGACGCGAACGGGGAGCGCTCCGACGAGCCGCGCCGTGCCGACGATCGCGCTACGCTCGGGCTGGTTCGTCATCACCACCTGGAGCGCGCCGAGCACGCCGTGGACGAACGGCACCGCGTCGCGGTCCCAGCCAGCGCTCGCGTGCAGCGCGAACCGCTTGCCGAGCATCCTCGCCGGCGGCTTCCAGCTCCGGTTCTCGACGGTCTTGTGCCCGTGCTCGATGCACCAGAGCCACGGCTGGAGGAAGGAGAGGGCGAGGAGCTGGTCAGACACGGGGGCCTCCTGCGGTGGACGTCTCGGAGGCCGGCGCGTCCTCGCGAGCGATCATCGTGAGGGTGATCTGCATCGGGACGTACAGGTTCCGCGCCGCGTCGCTCGCCACGCCGCCGCAGCGGGCTTCTCGTGGATCGCGTCCGCCCAGGCCTGCGCGGCGCGGACGAACGCGAACGCCTGGGTCCGGAGCTCCCGCCGCGCGTCGTCGAGAACCTTCGGCCGGTCGGCGTCGAGGGTCTCGACCTTCGCGAGCGCGCGCGCCGCGCGCCGGAGCTGTGCGTCGTCGGGCGCCTTCGCGTCGTGCGCCTCGTCGCGCGGGCGGAGAAAAGGGATGGGCGGGTTCTCGCGGTGCCGGCGCACGACGAGGAGCAGCTCGGAGACGTTCACGCGCGCGGCGGCCGGGGCCTGCCCCTGCTCGTGCGCCGCCTTCAGGAACACCTCGAGCAGCTCGTCCACGCCGCGCAGCGCCCCGCGCCAGCCGTACTCGGCCGCGACGAGGTCGGCCTCTTCGCGCTCCTTCTTGACCCGCGAGACGTCGACTTGGGCGGTCGCGAGCGCGGCCTCGGCCGCCTCGGCGCGCTTCGACATCACGCCCCAGCGGATCTCCCAGCCGCGGCGCAACTCCGCCTCCCGCTGCAGATCGCCGTCCGCCTTCGCGAGCGCGATGCGCGCGCGGTCGAGCTCCTGCTCGAGCTGCGCCATCCGGTCGGCGCGGGGCGTCGACGGCGGCTCCCGGTAGTCGCGGAGCGCGTCCGCGGCCGGCGAGCGGGAGTCGATCACCTTCCGGCGAACGAGCACCGCCACCTCGTCGGCGAGCGCATCGGCGCAGACCTTGTCGAGCGGCGAGAGCGCGGTCATCGGGACACCTTCAGGTGCGAGAACGTGTGGGCGCGCGCGGGCGGATCGCCTTTCGCGACGCGTGCCAAGTCCTGCATGTCCACATGGTGCTGGACGATCGCGAGCACGTCCTCGAGCCGGTACGCCTTATCAGTGTCGCGGCTGCGCTCCTGCCGGCGGGCTTCCTCCTCCGTGAAGATCGCGGCCACGCGTAGGTCGCAGGTGTAGCCCGCGCCATCCCAGCACCAGAAGAACACCGAGTTGCCGCAGGTCGTGCGGCTGTCCACGATCACGTAGCGGTCGGTCTTCACGGCGTCGGCCCTCCCCTCGTCGCGTCGGGGTCCGAGGCCAGGGCGGCGCGGAGGGCGTCCTCTACGAGTCCTGCGCAGATGGCGAGCGCGAGGGCGTAGCCCTCGGATCGGCCAGCAACGAACGGGACATCCGGCTCCGCGTTGCGGCGGATCCGGGCCGCCGCTCGCCAGTCCTTGACGTGTGCCCCGAGCGCCTCCCGCAGCGCCTTCTCCCTCGCTTCCGAGGAGGAGAGGGCGGACTCGGCGGCTTCGGCGCGTTCACGTTGCGCTCGCGCGGAGTAGTTCGCGGCCGCTCGCCCGAGGCTCGGTCCGGGTGTCCCGCGTTCCGCGAGTGCCGACTCCGCAGCCTGAACGCGGCGGTTCAGGCGCACGTTCGTCTCGCGGGCTCGCGCCAGCTCCGCCTCCACCTCGCGGAGCCTCGTCGCGTACTCAGTGCCGCCGCTCATGCTCCCTCTCTCTCGCCCTTCGCGGGCGCGTCGATGCCGTCGTACCGCGGGTCAGCCAGAAGCTCGCGCAGGTCCGAGGCGCACTTCGCCAGCAGCCGCTGCTTGGTCACGCGCGCGAGTTGCGCCGTGCTCAGGTAGGACCGCCGCTCGAATTCCGCGGAGAGAGCCGCGATCTCGTCGCGCAGCGTCACGGCTTCGCTCCCGGGGTCGCGCCGTCGCCGCTCTGCGCTGAGGGCATGAACCTGCGGCGCCACGCGGCCTCGCGGGCCTTCTCCTTTTCGATCCCGACGTGGACGCGGGTTGCGGCGGCGATCTCCTCGGGGCCGTCTGGAGCGGCCCGCGCTATGCGATCCGCGACGGCCTTGGCGAGCGCCCGCTCGTAGTAGACCAGCGATCCATGTGGAGCCCCGGCCCCGAGCGCGGCCCGATAGCGAGCCGCCGCGATCCGCATCGCCTTAGTGACCGTGACGGTCGGGTGCGCTCTCACGGCTCACCTCCCGCGCCGTCGCTGCTCTGCGGAGAGGAGGCGGGCTCGGCCAGTGGCCGGTTCGAGAGGGATTGCATGTCGGGGCACGAGCAGCGCCCATGGGTCGCGCTGTGCGGCATGGACTCCCAGTTCGCGTACACGATTCCGCCGCATCGGCGACACAGATAAGCGTGGCAGTCGCCGCAGTACGGCAGGCACGAGGCGCGCCTCGCGTGGAGGCTCCCCATCATCGGGCAGCAGCAGTCTTCGATCGTCGCGATGATCTCGGGACCTCCCTTCGTGTCGGGCCCCGTGGCCGCGGTCGTCCCCTCGGGAGCGCCCCCGCTGCCGAACGTGATGGTGAGCCGCATCCCCTCGCCGTGTGGGTCATGCCCCGGCCCGTCCGCGCGGTCCCTCGGGGCGGGCTCCCCGGGGACCCAGAGCGTTCCCGCCGGGGCCGGAACGTCCTCAGGCGCCGTGGCGTCCGCAGCGACGAGGAGGCGCCGGACCTCCCCCTGGCAGTCGTTGTGCGTCGCGTGCTCGCCAGCGCCGCATACAGACGACGCCTTCGGGCCCGGGACGAGATGGAGGAGCGCACGCTTGATTTGGTGCCGCAGCCACGCCGCTTCGTGGGGCGTCGGTGCCGCTGGCGCCGGGGAGGAGGCGTCGAGGGCGCGGAGCCGGAGGAGGGCGTCGTACTCCTCGCGCGCCCGCATGACGAGTGCGCGCCATGCGTCGTACTTGTCGGGGCCGTCCTCGGGGGCGAGATCGTTGGCCGCATGGAGCAGCGCCGCGAGCGCCCGGATTACGTTGCCGCTGTATGCCTTCGCCTTCGCCGTCGCTTCCTCGCGCGTCATCGCGAACCCTCCGTCGTGGGGTGTCCGCCGTCGGTCACAGGGGAGGGGGCGCGAACCTCGATGGCCGCGAGCATCTTGGCGGACGTGTTGCGGAGCAGGCGCTGGAGCGTCTCGCCGTGGACCTCGATCGGGAACACCCGCCCCGTGCGCGCCATCCCAGCGCAGGTGCAGTCCACGATCATCTCGATGAGATCGAGGAGATCCGCGTCGTCGTGCATGCGGTCGTTGATGTGGTGCTTCTCGGTGAGGTGCAGCGCCCACCACGGGTGATCCTTGAACTCGATCTCCTTCCGCATCGCCTGCGCGAAGTTCTCGTGGAACAGGTCAATGGCGCCGACCTTCGTGTGGTCGTGCCGCTCGGCGCGCTCGATCATCTCAGCGGCCAGCGCCGCCATCACGCGCCGGACGTGCGAGCGGTGGAGGTGCGACTCGCGCAGGAGCACGTCCTTCGCGGGGATCTCGGAGGCAGAGCGCGTGTCCGCGCCCGTGGTTGGCTCGATCTGGATCGTCTTCATCGGGTCTCCTCCTTCCCCGTGGTGTCCGCGGGAGCGGGGGTTGCAGTGGACGGGGGAGCGAAAGGGGCGGCAAAGTTCCGCCGCGCGAATTCGCCATGCGCCTCGACGGCGGCAACGTCGTAGGCGCCTGCGGCCTCCTCCCGTGTGGCGTAATAGCCGAGGGAGTGCTGCTTGCCGGCGATCCTGATGTGCGCCCGCCACTTCCGGTCGCGCTTGTGCCAGGAGACGCCCTTGAGCCCGCTGGCGTTGTTCGCCTGCGCGCTGCGATTCGCCTGGTTCTGCTGCGCGGTCGCGATTCGGAGGTTGGCCCGGCGATTGTCCAGCCCGTTGCCGTTGACGTGGTCCACCTCGACGTCTGGATCGGTGATGCCCAGCACCTCGCGGTGGAGACGGAACTCCCGCAGTTTGCCGCCCCGCCGCGCGCCGCGCGCCGCGTACCACGCGCGGCAGTCGCGCTTCGCGTACCATTTGTGCGCCGCGAGGTGGGCGTCACGGTCATCGATCAGGGCGACCTTGCCTTGGGTGAGCGGAATCGCGATCACGGCGTCGTCCCCTTCGCGGTGACGGGGGGAGCGCGGTACGCCTTGACGGCAGCGGTCAGCGCCTCGGCCTCTTCCCAACCGACGGTCGTGATCTCGATCTCGTCGTCGGTGTCGGCGTCGATGCGCCCCTCGGCCTCGAAGCTATCGGCCGCCTCGAGCGCTGCGCCCAGCACCTTCGCCGCGAGCCTGCGCCTGCGCGTGACCTCCTCCACCGGGAGCATCGACGTGGAGCCGTCGGCCTCGTACCAAGGGGCGAGCGGCGGGCGGAAGTCGTCCGGCTGCGCTGCGGGAGGCACGGCGCGGGAGGCGGCGGCCCGCTCGATCTCCGCGATGGCCGGACCCAGCAGTCCCTTCGCGGCCTCGGCGGGGTAGCGCACGTCGCCGCCGATCATCTGGGAGTAGAGGTGGCGCAACTGCGCGACGGCATGGTCAAGGCTCATGGCTTCGGTCCTCCTCGGAGTGGGGACAGGCGCAGATCCCGGTCTGAGTGCAGCCGCAGCCGCCTCTGCACTTCGGGCTCTCGCACCAGTCGTCGGCGGGGTACGCCGCGTCCTCGGCCCCGGAGGCGCGCGCGGGGCTAGAGGAGAGGGCGGCACGCGCTCCGTCGTACTCGGGGCCAGGCGAGCCCCGTAGAACCACGCCCCACCAACAGCGGTCCGCGTGACCGTTGCTATCGTTCCCCGGGCAAGCAGGGCATTTGATGAGCGACGCTGCGTGCATCGCGAGTTCCAGCGCCTCTACCCGATCCCGGAGGGCGTCGCGCTGTTCGGTGGCGCACGCGAGGCACGGCGGGCCCGGCGCTCGGCACGGCTCGCCTCGACGCGATCCGCAGCCCTTTAGGTGTGTCTCGTAGTGGCGGCGAATCTCAGAGGACTCGCGCTCGGCGGCCTCGGCGCGGTCACGCATGGCGTTCTCGCAATCGACGCAGACCTCCATCGCCTCCTGGCTCATGCCGAGCGCTGCGGCCGCCTCGTCCCGATCCCTCCGCAGGTCATCGAGCCGGGCGAGGAGGGAGGCGCGGGCGGGCCGATCCAGCACGTCGTGGGTGCCCTGCTGCCAATACCGGAGTGCCGCACTCGTCTCCGACTCGACGGCCTTGACCATCGCCTCGTCGGCCTCCCGTTCCGGGGGCTGCGTCGCCTCGGCGGGGGCGGGGGGCGGGGCGCTAGCGATGTGCCGCGACGATCCGCAGTGCCTGTAGACCGTCCGCTCTCGGCCGCAGTCGGGGCAGTTGACCCCCTCCCCCTTCGCCGGGGACGACGCGCGCGAGGCGCGGACCTCGGAGAGCAGAGCGCGCACGGTCGCGCGACGGATCGGCGGGAACAACCAGTCCGTCGGGTGAGCCTCGCCCATCCGCTCCAGCCCCGCGATCTCCTCGTCGCTCAGGCGAGGGGTCGTCACGGCCGCCCTCCATCGTCAGTGGACGGGGCGGGGGCGACTCCGCCGCCCTCGACCTGGCAGGCATCGCAGAGCCACACGCCGTCCTCTTCGCCGTACGCAGCGCCCTCTGGGCGGTCGGGATCGACGAGGTGCCCGCAACCTTCGCAGACCGCGAACTCGATCTCCGCCAACTCATGCGCGCGCACGCACATCGGAACCATGTCGGCGAGGGCCTCCACCCCGAGGCGGATCACCTCCTCGATCACGGCCGGCGGAATCCCCGCGAGGCGGATGCGCGTGTGCTTCCGCTGAATCATGCGGAGGTGGATGCGCTCGGCGAGTGTCATCGCTACTCCTTCGTTTCGGTTGCGTGGGTCGTCGTGGCCGGCATGAGATCGGGCGTGTCTTGCGCCCGGAGGGCATCGAGAGCGAGAGGCGTGGGCGGGCGCACCCCGGCGATTCGGTAGAGTCGATCCGCGACAAGGGGCGTCGTAGTCCACATCGGCGGCCCCGCGTGCTCGCGCGCCATGAGCAGGATCTCGCCCTTGAGCCGCTCCACCTCCGTGAGTCGGGCCTCCGCCTCCGTCGCTCGGTCCAGCAGCGCGCTCGCCTGGGCGTCCATGACGGAGATGGCGGCCTCGGCGATGACGAGCTTCTCGAGCTGCGCGGCGCGTTCCTCGGCCAACCTTCGCTCCAACGCCGCGATCGTCTCGCGCATAGAGTCCTCGTTCGTCGCCTGCGTCTCGGCTGCGGTCGCCACGGCTAGGCTCCCTTCGCCGGCGCCGGCGAGACGAGGGCGAGGTGCTCGACGGAGACGCCGCCGGAGACCCCCTCGATCGAGACGATCCAGTCGCCGCTCCCGAGCTTCCAAGGCTCGGAGAGGACCTCGCGGTTCGCGTGCGTCACGGGGCCCGAGCGGAGGGATCGGTAGTCGACGCGGGCGCCCGGCTTGAGCCAGGCGGGCGGGGGCATAGGCTTTCGGCGCATCGGGACGGGCATGGTCAGCTCCAAGGGAACGGGGTGAGCGATCCGGCGAGGTACAGCGGATGCTGAGGGAACCCGCCCTTCGTCAGTTTCAGAGCGTGGAGTTCGCGGCGCGGCGTCGCGTTCGCGAGCATCCGGCGCACGGTGTCCTCGCGATGGCGGAAGTTCCCGTGGACGCCCCAGCCCGCGATCGTCATCGCGCAGCGCGCGGTGGCCGCGAGAATGGCGGCGTCGTTGTCGGGTCCGACCGGATCCACCGCGGCGCGCATCACGGTCGGCTTCGGCGATCGGAAGCCGAACAGGTTCCAGACCTCGAACCCGCCGAAGCCCCACGCCATCGTGAAGTCCTTCACGCGCGTGAGCGTCGGGTCGAGCTTCTCAGCGTCGGCGCTCGAAGGGTTCAACATCCCCCAGCCGAGGCGCGGCTTCGACGCGTCCCAGGTCGCGACCAGGCCGTAGCGGTAGAGGCCGCAGGGCGAGAAGGTCGCGCCGCGCTCGACGTAGGTGGGCTCAGGCAACGGCGGCCTCCTGGGCAGGCGCGTCGATCCCGAGCTCGGCGCGGAGGGCGGGGGCGAACTGCCCGCGGAAGATTTCGTGGAAGAACCGGAGCGACCAAGCCGGCCAGCGGTCACGACAGACGGACGAGACCTCGTACCCGTCGCTCTCGAAGACGTGCCCGTAGAGCGCCGGGCACTCCGTCATCACGAGGTGGACGAAGAACGTCGCGTCGCGGGTCTCCTCAAGTTCGTCGGCCTCGTCCCATGCGGCCCGCGCCTCGGCCTTGTCGAGGGAACCCACGCACGCGCCGGCGCGCCGCTTGTCGAGGATCCGCTTTCGAACGGCGCGGAGCGTGGCCTCGAAGTCGAACTCCCGGTCGCCACGCTTGACCTTCCCGATGAAGTAGTCTGGATCCGTGAGCTGCAGGAGGAAGTGCTTGAAGCTCTCGCGCCCGTGGTGCCCCCAGCCGTCGTAGGCGTAGTCGCCCACGTCCGACACGGCCTGGAAAATGCCGCGCGGGTCGAGCGTGATGATCGCCCACATCCCGTGTGGCCCGTTGAACTGGTACTGCTCGACGGTCTTCTTCGTGAACGTCCAGCCGGCGGTCGGGTCAGCCACGGTCCACCTCGGGAGCCCGCGGCGCGGGCGGGGTCCAACCCTCGGAACCGACGGTGATGATCACGGGCGCGCCATCGCGCGCCTCGTCGCGCAGGTGCGACTCGATCGCCTCCTCCTTCGTGGCGTAGCCCTCGCTCAGCGGGAACTCGGGGTGATCCCAGTAGCGGTCGCACCACTTCTCCGCGTTCGCGCGCGCCAGCTCGGGGGTGAGGTCGATGAAGACGCGCTCGCCGGGCTGCGGCTTGTAGTCGGGCCGCACCTGGTCGAGGTGCCAGTCGACGTGGGAGAGGAGCTCGTCGTCGCCGAACGGTCCCTGCCGACCCTTCGGGCCGACGAGGAACGGCGTCACGCCGTCGCGGCTGTTCCAGACCCACTCGACGCCGGAGCCGTCCTTCCGGGCGTACTTCATCCGGCAGAAGGCTTCGCCGTGGACGTATTTTCGCGGCGTCTCCGGGGTGCAGGCGGGCTCACCGTGGAACCTCTTGCAGACGCGGCACCAGGAGAGGGTGCTCGGCGGCCGCTCGGTCTCTGGCGCCGCGCGGCCGCAGCTCGCGCAGGCGATGAAGAGGGTGCGCGGGAAGCGCTGGAGCGCGCCGGCGGAGCAGAGGGGGCAGAGATCGCCGTGGCGCCAGAAGCTCGGGCGCACGAACAGCGGCTTCTCGCCTCCGACCACGACGACGTCGACGCCCGAGCGCGCGATCTCCCGGGCGACCCGGGCCAGGTCGACGTCGGCGCGCGGCGGGGGCACGAGGAGGGGATCCAGCGGCGGCGGGCGGTAGGTCGCGAGGGCCGCTCCCGTCCGCTGGTTCTCGCGTCGGCGCTCCTCGAGGCGCCGCTTCGCGCGGCGGATCCTGCTCTGTCGGGACATCACCGCACCTCCGTGGTCTGCTTCCGGTACCAAGCAAGGAGCCTCTCGGCGCCGCCGCCGCGCGTCGTCCCGCCCGCGCTCCCCACGACCCGCCAGCGTCCCGTGCTCACGTAGAAGTCGATCTTGGGCCGGCCCGGCTCCCGGAGCAGGAGGGTCGCGCCGAGCAGGCCGTCCGGGCTCTCGCGGAGCGAGAACCGGAGGCCGCTCGCGCGGAGCACCGCCAGATCCGCCTCGGCGCGGCGCACGTGGCGCGCGCGCCACTCCTCGCGCGTCTCGGGGATGGCGGGGTCCATCAGCGAACCTCCTCGGCGCCGCGCAGCGCCTCGAGCTTGCGGAACCTCTCGGGGACCAGGTAGTCGTGGCGTGCGGCCCACCGCTTCACGTCGGGGAGCCACGCGAGCGGCTTCTTGTCGAAACCCAGCGGCCCCTGGTGGCACTCGTGGTGCTCCATGAGGCAGTTGCGGACGCTCTGCTGCTGCCGGCGCTTCCCGCTCCCGCCGTCGAGGTGGCACATCTGGGCTTCGTCGGGATTCCGGGGCAGCGGCCGGCCGCAGAGTTCCCCGACCCACCCGAACCGGAGCGCGCGCTGCACGCAACGCTCGCGGACGCGTGCGGTCTCCGCTCTCAGCGCGGCGTCCTGCCTACCGCGAACGTCCTCGTGGTGCTCGACGCTCGCGATCGACGGCTTCTGCGGCGCCGCGCGCGGCTCGGCGAGCGAGGGGAGCAACCTCCTAGCCTCCCGCGTGATGTCGGGGCTGAGCTGCCCCCGGTCGAGCGCCTGGAGCACGGACCTGATGTCCCGGGCGTCGGTGACCTTGATCCGGATCGTCTTCACGCGGCCCTCCGCTCGGGGATCGCCCAGCGCCCCGCGGCGCGCACCGCGCCGACGGCGCGGAGGTCGCGGTACAGGGCCCGGTCTCCGGCGATGCCGGCCCACCAGCAGGGGTGCGCTTCGCGCAGGTCGGCGGCCGAGCACGGCACCATCCGCCGCACGACCGTCTGGCGCGCCATCGGCGCGTGCGACTGGCCGCAGCCGCGGCAGATCGCCGAGGCGGCGAGCTCGACCTTGCGCCCGCGCATCACCTCGGCGTGGAGGGCACGCAGCTTTGCGAGCGAGCGGGGCGTCACCCGGGCACTCCGCGGCCGGTAGAAGGTTCCGAGCCGCTCGATGATCTCGGCCCAGGTGATCCCGGCGGCACGGATCTGGGCGAACAGGCGGCGCGCCTCCGCTGCACGAACGTAGCGGGGGTCGGCCCGGTCGCGGCGGAACTCGCCCGGGCGCCGCGTCGCCATGATCTTCGCGTGGAGGGATCGGATCCGAACCGCAGTAATTGCCCAAACGCGCCCGCGCTCGCCGAGCCGCAGCTCGCGAGTCTTGAGCCCGAGACGGAGGGCGATCTCGCCTCGCGTCAGGCCAGCGGACAGGAGTTCCCCGATGAGCGCTCGGGTTGGGCCCGCCGGGATGCTGGATCGGTCGTCCGCGGCGCCAGCATCGACGGAGAGGAGGCGCTGGGCGGTGGCCGCGCGGAGAACCCGCTGGCGCCCAGAGAGCACGTTGCGAACCGTCGTCTTCGAGACGTCGCAGGCCGCCTCGATCGAGGTGCAGCCGACGCCCGCCCAGCGGAGGGCGCGCAGGTGGGCGCGCACGGGCGCGGCGTCGACGAGCACGTCGGCTCTCGCGAGATCCGTCACGCTGCGGCCCTCTTCCGCGCGAACTGCGCCTCGACCCATGCGCGCGCCTTCCCGAGCGCGGCGTCCGGGCTCGGACCGAAGAACCATTTCCGCAGGAGCTTCTCCTCCGTCTTCGTCGAGGAGGGGATCGCCTTCTCGACGAGGCGATACACCGTGGCGCAGTAGCGCTCGCCGGGGATCTCGTCTCCGAGGTCCTCGAGCCCGCCGAAGCGGGTGCGGCACTTCTCCTCAAGCCAGCGCAGGTCGGCGGCGGCCGCGGGGGAGAACTGCACGTCGAGGAGCTTCTCGGTCACCGGGCGCCTCCGGCGGCCACGGTCGCCGCGGCGACGAGATGGCGGGTCTCGTCGCTGAGCACCAGCGCGAGCCCGATGACGAGCGGAGGGGGACCGTCGCCGGGAGTCGGGGCGAAGGCGAGCGCCCGGCGGACCGGCTTCCCGCCGATCTCCACGGCCGAGCGGATGATCCCGGCCGTGACCTCCACCGGGATGTCCCAGCCACCGATCCCGTCGGTGGAGGCCGCGCACCGGTTCGCGCTCTCGCTGAACGCCTGGACGCAAGCGAGGGGCCGGTGGTCGTACACGCGGCAGCGGCGATCGGGCGAGAGGAATGGACACGGGAACTCGCCGCGGCGGTCGCGGAGCCCGCGCCCCGGCGCGGCGGTCTCGCGGAGCAACCCGATCTGGGCGGCCACCTTCGCCGGAACGTCGGCGAGGTCTGCCCGGACCCGGGCGAGATGGGCGAGCGCTTCGGCCTCGGGGCGCGACAGGGGAGGCGAGTCGTTCGTGCAGCACCGCGCGGAACGGCAGCCGCCGCACGCCGGCGAATACCCGAGCACGTCGAGGGCTCGCCCGTGGGCTCGGCCGTAGGCGCGCACCGCCCGCGCGTGCTCGACGAGCAACTCAGCCGACACGGGCGGCCCCTTTTGCGCGGATCGCCTTGGCGAGCGCCGCCGCGTGGGCGCCGATGTCGTTCATGGAACCGCGCCGCTCGTCGTGCCACGCCGCCTTGGCCTTCTCGCGCTCCTCGGGCGAGGAGATCGCCGCGAGGACCCGCTCCATGCGAGCGCGCTCGGCGCGGTTGCCGATCGTCACGGTCTCGAGCGCGGCGGCGATCTCTTCACGGCGACGCTCGATCGCGTCGCCGAACGGGTGCCCGAACTGCTCCCGCCAGAACTTGTCGAGCTGCGCCTCGCCGCGGGGCCCGAAGAAGAGGGGCAGCACCGACGCGCCTTCGGCGTCGTTCAGGCCGTACATCCCCTCGCCGAGGAACACCACCGCGGCGCAGACCACCTCGCGCTCGCCGGCGATGCTGTAGGCGTCGGAGGGGTTCACGATCTCGTAGAGGTCAGCCACGGCGCGGCCCCTTGTGCGTGACCGCGTCGCCGGTGACATCCCTGCCCGTCAGCTCGGCGTGACCGTCGTTCCGCAGGTATCCGGAAGCGATCTCGGCGAGGAAGTGCTCCCGCGCCGCCTTCTCGGCGTCGGCGATCTCGAGCTTGGAGCCGACGAGCGGACCCTTCGCCGCGCCGGGAGCGAAGCGCAGCACGTCGAAGCGCCCGGGGCGAGCCACGACCTCGTACCGGCTGCCGTCGGGGAGCGTCGCGACCCGGAGGACGTCGCCCTCGCCCCGCTTCCACGCGAGCTTCGTGATCGGGATGAGCTTGCCGCCCCTCTCCTCCGCGGCCAGCTTCTCGTCGATCGCCTTACGTGCCTGCGGGCCGAGCGCGACCTCCTTGTCGCCGACCCCGATCGTCACGGTCGGCTCGCCACCGCCCGGGGCTGGCGGCTCTTCCTTGGGCTCGTCGGGCGGGGCGGGCTCGATGCCCGTGATCTGCTCGACGGCCTCGATCGCGTCGCGCAGGGCCCGGCCGACCTTGCGCTCCCGGTCGGTCTTCTCGGCCTCTATCCCAGGGAGATCGGGCTGGGCGGGCTGACGGCCCTCGAGGATGTCCCGCACCGTGTTCTCGTGGGTCCACTCGGCATCGAGCGCCGCCTTGAACACGTCGCGGATCTCGGCCTTCTCGGTGTCGAGCCGGTCGATCCGGCGGCGGGTGGCGAGGAGGTCCTCGACGTACTTCTCGCGAAGCTCCGGCGAGAGCGCGCTCATCGCTTGCTCCGGGTGGCGATGAAGTCGACCGCCTGCTGGACGGTCTTGATCTGCTCCCCGTCGGCGTCCGTGATGTCGATCTCGAACTCCTCCTCGGCGGCCATGAGCAGCTCGATGATGTCGAGGGAGTCCGCGCCGAGGTCCTCGATGAAGGACGAGGTCGCCTTGATCTCGTCCTCGCCGACGCCCAGCTGGTCCGCGATGATGCTCTTCACCTTCTGCTCGATCTGGGCGGGCGTCATGGCGTGGCTCCGGGCGCCTTGGGGGCGCGGGTGACCTTCTTCGCGGGGGCAGCGGGGATGCGGTAGTAGTCGTCGCGGGCGGCGGCCTGCGCGCCGAGCTCGGTCGCGAGCCCTTCGACGACGAGCTCCTCGACCTGGGGCTCGCACCACCAGAGCTCGAAGGTGGCCGCGCCGGCCGTCTTGCGGACCTCGTAGCGGTTGTCGTCGATCGAGAGGACGAGATACCCGTCGTCGCCGTCCTTCCACGCCGACCAGTCGATCGGCTTCGGCTCGGGCGGTTCGGCGGGCTCTGCGGGCGGCGGCGCAGGCGGGCGCGAGCGCGCGGAGAGCATCGCGTCGGCGATGGCGTAGGCCTCGGCCGCGAGCCACGGCGCGTCCGGGTCGCGGTCGCTGCACCGCGCCGTGAGCCCCTGCATCGCCAGCGCGGCGAGCTGGTCGCGATCGGGCGGCGCGGCCGCGTGGCGCACGACGATCTCGTGCTGCTCGATGCGCTCCAGGAGGGCGCGCCCGAGGCTGTCCCCGAGCGCGTGCCCGACTTCTTGGGCTGTGCCCTGCTCCACGAGCCGCCAGACGGCGCGGCGGATCGACTCCTCGTCGAAGGTCAGTTCCACCGGACACCTCCTACCGGCAGAGATCGGCGGCCCGGACGCCGAGCGCCTTCGCGAGCGACTCGAGCGTGTCGAGCGGGGGCGACCGCTGCCCGCGCTCGAGCATGGAGACGTACGAGACGGAGATCCCCGCCTTCTCGGCGAGGTCCTCCTGGCTGAGCTTCTTCGCGAGGCGACGGGCCTTCAGGTTGGCGGTGACGGTGTCGACGAGGTTCACGAGTCTTCTCCTTCGGGTTGGTCAGGCGTTCGTGGAGCGGGGAGACGCGGGTCCAGCCGCGGCGGCGAGATGCGTCACGGTGGTCGGCTCCCCGGTGAGGAGCGCGCCCACGTGCGCGGTGCACGCGTGCGTGTAGTCGTCCGTCGCGGAGCCGTCGCGGAGTTCCCACTCCGCGGGCGCGTCGCAGGGGATGAAGCAGCAGTGCATGATCGGGTCAGGCATGGGCGGCCTCCGCAGGCGCCTCGGCGCCCTCGACCTGCCCGTCCTCGATCACGATGCCGTCGCCGCCCTTCCCGACGACCTCGAGCCAGACTTGAAGGTCCGCCTTGGCGGCCTCCTCCTCCAGGAGGGCGAGCGAGTCCTCGTCGAGGAGCGAGCCGTCGCGCACGAGCATCGCGCGCAGTTCGGGGTTGAGGGCGCTCCCGATCGCGACCGAGATCCGGATCTGCTGCGCCTGCGAGGCCTGCTCGAGCGGAAGATCGTCGAACGTGACGCCGTCATCGGTGAAGGAGAGCCCTTCGACTGGAAGCGCCGCGTCAGCGAGGGTCTTCGCCTTATGGGCGTCGATCGCGTCGATCTCGGACTCCAGCCGGGCGGCCTCCTTCTCGGCATCGGCGAGTCGGGCGGCCTCGACTGCACGCTCCTTCTTGCGCCGCACGCGGTCGTTCACCGCGTCGAGCTCGCGGAGCTTCGCTGGGATCTCCTCCAGGTTCGGGTCGGCGAGCACGTCGACCTCGGCCTTCAGGGCGACGCCGCGCGCCTTGCAGGCGTCGAGGTCCTTCTGGTCGCCGGCGAGGAGCGCCCGGGCGTCGGCGAGCGCCTTCTCGAGCTTCGCGATCTCGCTATGTCCCATGGCAATGCGCCGCTCGATGGCCTCGTACTTCTGACGCGCGGCAGCGAGTTCGCGCCGCTTCGCCTCGTTCGCGTCGTGCAGCGCGCGACGGCGATCCTGCTCCTCGTTGAGCGCGGCGGAACTCTCGGGCGCGTCGGGCGCCTCGACGGCCGGCATCGCAGCGAGCCGCGCCCTGATCTGGGCGAGCGAGCGGTTCGCGAGGGTCCGCTCCTCGTAGGCCTTCTGGCGCTTCGCGTCGAGCAGCGAGAAGTCGACGCCGGAGAGCTTCCGGAGCGTCTCCGCCTGCTCCTTCGCGGGGAGCCGCACGTACGCGAGCGGATCGAATGAGAGCCGGCCGATGAGCTCGTCGAGGCGCCGCTGGGGCTTGTCGAGCTTCAGCCCGTCCTGCTCCCGGTACAGTTTGAGGGCCGAGGAGATGGAGCCGTCCTCGGAGCGCCGGAACCGACGCTCGGCGATGACCCGGCCGAATTCCGGGAACTGGTCGAGTGTCGCGCGGACCATCCCCTCCGTCTCGCCGCGGCGGATGGGCTCCTTCGGGCAGAGCTTCTCGCCGCCGAGCAGACCCGGGATGCTGTCCAAGACCGAACTCTTGCCGGCGCCGTTCTTGCCCCTCACCTGGACGACGGGGCCCTTCGGCACGATGTCGATGGCACGGATGCGCTTGAAGTTGGAGACTTCTAGCCGGACGATCTTCATGCTTCCCTCCACGCCAGGCCATTCACGATCCTGGCGATCATCGAGTGGTGAACCCCGTGCCGCCGCCCGAGCGCGACATTCGTCTCGCCCGCCGCGTGCGCGGCCCTAATCTCGCGGACCAACGCGTCGTTCAACTTTGCGGAGCCGTTCGCGGCGCCGGGCGCACCGCGTTGGCGGCCCTTCTGCACCTTGTCGGCCGCGTTGTCGGTGTTCGTCCCCTCGAAGAGATGGAGGACACACGGCCGGTGGTCGCACGCGTGGAGCACCTCCATCGGTGCGGTGGGGAATGAACCGTGCTTCAGGAACCACGCGACGCGGTGGGCGAGCTCGGGCCGGCCGTTCAGCCAGAACCAGCCATAGCCGTTCATGGTTAGAGCGGCGGCCCACACCCAGCACGGCGTCTCCATGCCGGGCATCAGCGGCCCGCTCTTGTCGACCTTCCCCCAGAAGCGCGTCGCGACGTCCACGATCCCCCCTGTCCTAGAACGGGATGTCGCTCGGGTTCGCTGCCTTCTTCGCCTCGATCGCCTTCGCGACAATCGCGACGTCTTCGTCCGTGAGCTGGGCCGCGTTCGCCTTCTTCGTGGCGTCCTTCACGATCGCCTTGAGCTCCTCCTCCGGGAGCTGGCGGTCGAGCGCGCGGATCCGCTGCCACGGGGAGGGCTTGTCGCCGCCGCCGGCCGCGCCGGGCCCGCCGCCGATGCCGGCCTGTGCGTTCGCGCGCTTCGCGAGCATCGCCTCGGCGATGTCGAGGTCCCGCTTGCAGAAGCGGTGGTACTTCTCCTTCGCCGGGTCGGCGAGGTCGCGCTTCCATGCGGCGATGTACCAGCGCACATCGTCGTCGGCGCACTCGGAGAGCCGGGTCTTGCCGGCCTTCTTCGCGTTCCCGAACTTCAGCTCGACGTCGTCCTGCTGGTGCTGCTGACCGCCGCCCCGCGACCCGCTCTTGTGCGTGATCTGGGCGGCCTTCTCCGGGTCGAGCTTCCCGCCCGAGAGGTCGGCGAGGCGGGCCCAGGTGAGACCGCGGAGCCCGAGGAGGCGCATGACCCCGTTCACGATGAGGTTCGAGTACGCGGCCTTGAGGATGTCGTCCTCGTTGATGTCCGAGAGGTTGTCGCGCCCGCTCGCCTCGGTTCCGAGGAACTGGTCGCGCGAGCTACACGTCCCGATCACCTCCGCCGAGTCGAGCCCGCCGGGGAGCTCCACGGTCCCCGTGTACGCGTAGAAGAAGAAGTCGCCCTCGTCGTCGCGGCGCTCCTCTCGCTTGTAGGAGATCGAATGGACCTTCACCGCGCAGCGTCGCGCGATGGTCTCGGCTGCGGCGGCCGTCGGCCACGGCTTCCCGTCCATGTTCGTCCACTGCTCGGACCACGTCGCCTTGATCGCGGCGTCGCGGATCTTGTCCATCAGAGCGTTTCGCCGGTCGATCGCCTGCTCGAGCTGCTCGGGCGTCGCCTTCGCGAGCGCCGTCGGGTCGTTCAGGATCTCTATCGTCTGCTGCCCTGCGGGCGCTCCGTGCGTCGATGCCATTAGTGCGTCCCTCCGTGTCCGATGCGATGGATCTTCTTCACCCAGAACGACGCGGCTTTGACCGTGTACGCTCCCCGCTCCTGCTTCTTCCCATCGACCTCGAAGTCGCCGACGAGGACGCGCGGAGCGTCGGGGAGCATCGACTTCACGAGCTTGTCGGCGCGCTCGTAGAGCTTCTTCGACTGCTCGAGCTCCTCGCGCGTCTTGAGCGCGTCGAGGAGGTCCTTCGGTGGGCTCTCCAGCACGATCGGAGCGTCGCCGTATGTGATGTCGGGGCAGCAGATGTGCTTGAACCCGCACCTCACGCACTCATCGGTGACGAGGGTCCGCGCCAGCGGCTCGCGCGCGCGGACCGCGTCGCGGATGCGGAGCGCCTTCTTCACGATGTGCTCGTCGATGAAAGCGTCGTCGCGCGGGCAGTCGACGAAGGTGAAGTCGCCGGAGCTCTTCCCGAGGAGCGCGAAGAGCCCGAGGGGCTTCTTCTCGGTGTAGAGGTAGCCCTGGAGCTGCGAGAAATACTTCCGCACCCACGGTGACGGGTTGTGCCGGATGTCATCGATCGTCTCGATGGTGCCGGCGGTGAACTCGTTCAGACCCTTCACCTCGGTGACCACGTCGAGCGGCCAGCCCTCGCGCGTCAGCATCAGGTCGACGTGCCCGGTCACGTCGAGATCGAGGTCGTGCCAGTCCTTCCCCCGCTGGACGACATCGAAGCCCATCGCCTCGAGCTTCCGCACCGCGTAGACTTCGAGGTGCTTCCCGAGGTCGAAGATGGCCTGCAGGCCGGCGTCGTACGGCTTCTCGCGGTTCCCCTCGGTGCGCCGGTAGTAGATGCGCCGCTCGCAGGCGTCTCCGATGCCGGAGATGCGCGTGGTCGTCCAAGGGTGGATGCTCACGCGGCCTTCGAGGTAGCGCTGCCACTTCGCGGCGAGTTCGGCCGCCGGCGAGAACACGGGCTCGGCGGAGGTCTCGAGGGCGGGTGCGGCTGCGATCGTGTTCGCGTCCATGGTCATCCTCCTCACGCGGCCTCGTCGGCCGCCTCCGCGTCGACGAGCCAGCCGCGGCGCTCGTCCTCGGTCACCAGCGCCCCGGGCTCCGGAACCTCGACCTGCCCGGTGCCCTTGCAGCCGAGCTCGCAGAACGGGTTGGCCGAGGGGCCGAACTTCGTGTCGATGACGCAGGCGCAGATCGCGGTCGCGCGCATCAGCGGCCCCTCCCCCCGCGCCGCTCGATGCGGCGCTCCTCGTCGCGCGCCTCCTCGAAGCCCTCGCGGGCGGAGATGTCGCGGTCCCACGCCTCGGCGTGGGCCTTCTCCTGGAACGCCTTGTCCGCGGCGATCACGTCCTCGAGCTCGGGGTGCTCGAACCCCGTCCCGACCTCGATCACCTTCTCGACCTCGACGCTTCCGTCCTCGTCGGCCGGCGACCAAGTCGTGCGCTCGCCCTTCGACGTGAACGCTCCGGGATCCGGCGTGCCCGGGGTGACGCGGCAGGAGACGAGGAGGTCCACGTCCTCGTGCGTCCAGGAGACGGAGACGCGCGAGCTACGAGGCATGGCTGGCCTCCTCCGCCGCAGCGAAGTTCTCGCCGGTGATGAAGGCGTGGCAGGCGTCTCCACACGTCGGCGCGTCGGCGCGCTGCGGGGCGGTCTCGCACACGATGCAGGCGCCCCACGCCTCCTCGTCGAACGCGGCCGCGATCGAGCAGTAACCCTTCCCGTCGGTGCCGATGACGACTGCAGCGTCGTGGCAGCAGGGGCAGGGCTCGAGGCCGTCGCCGTGGCAGCGCTCGCAGTCGCGCAGCGCGTAGTCGGGAGACTCCTGCGCCGAGGAGCGGGCGGCGAGCTGGACCTCGACGACCTTCTCGCCGTCGCACGCCGCGCAGAGCAGCTCGCCCCTCGTGTTCCGCGGCCAGGCCTTCGTCGATATGCGTTCCTGCATCACCGTATGCCCCCGTGTGCTCCCCGTGGCGTAGTGTTGGTGTATCTACCAGCATCACCGGGAGGGTGTCAACACCAACATCGCAGAAAAAGAAAACCGCCCAACAAGCGGGCGGTTCGGTAGGTCGTCAGAGGAGGGGAGCTAGGTGGCGAGGCGCGGACGCCCGCGACGGAGCGGGCGCAGCTCGGCCTGGAGAATCTCGAGCGCGTCGAACAGGTAGTCGACGCCCATCGCCGGGTCGTTCCCGGACAAGGCCATCCCGGCGAGCCGGGCGGTGTGGCGGAGTTGCTTCGCGAGTCGGGAGAGCTGCCTCAGATCCGGTTCGGGGGCCGAGTCGCCACGGTGGCGCTCATCCGTCCCCCTACGGATGGTGTTGGGTCGCATGGAACCCGAACGGTAGCATGCGCCGCGCCGCCGGGGCCCGTCGCTTGGGCGCGGTACAACGGCGCGGGAACACTCGGCGTGCGGCTCAAGTGTCCCGTGAATACTGGACGAAACGCCCTAGACCCAGGGGGTCAGTCCTTGGACCCGCGGAGGGCCCGAAGGATCCCTTCTGCCGCATCCCCGTCCTTCCATCTCACGAGCGGCCAGCCCAGCGGGGCGCCCTCGGGGCGGCCCTTGATCTTGCCGGCCGCCATCGCGATGCGGCCGAGGTGCTCGTAGTCGAAGCGCGCGCCGGCGCGCTCGTTCATGCGATGCCGGAACTCGGATGTCGCGTCCCGCGGCGTCATCTCCGGGAACGCAGCCTCGGCCAACCGCTGCTGCGTGCCGCGCGGCGCGGCGTCGATGAACGCCTGGATCTCGGCGGTCAGCCCCTCGTAGGAGTACCGCTCCTCGGCTTCCGTCGGCCGCTTCGGGGGAGACATCCCGGAAATCATACGACGGCTCGCGGGTTTCCGTGTTGGTATCGGCATGGTGTAGACGCCAGTCTTGCGTGCTGGTATACACACCAACAATGAACGTCGAACGCCTGGGCCGCCGAATCCGCGAGTTGCGCATCGAGCGCAAGCTCTCGGCGACCGCAGTAGCCAAGCGCGCCCTCCTCGACCGCTCCGACTACTGGCGGATCGAGAACGGGCGCGGCCCGAAGTCGATCGGCATCGACCGGCTCGAGCGGATCGCGAAGGCGCTCGGCGTCCCGCTCTCCGCGCTCCTCGAGGTCAGCAAGGGACGCCGGGTGGCGCCAGGTCGTCGCGCTGCTCATACGGTCCGTACGGTCCCTCACGCCGGGTAACAAGGCCAGATCCCATGCGTATCCGTGACAGGCGGGCAGAGCACCGAACCGGGGAGAACGCTGAGCACGCGACAGGGAACGGGAAGGGGGCGGGTCGATGGCGGCAAGGACGATAGAGGCGGCGGGCATCATCCTCGGGTTCGGCTTCGTCGTGTGGGCTGCGTGCCGCTTCGCGGGGATGCTCTGATGCTGCCCGCCTACGCCGTAGTGACGTTCGAGCCCGCCGAGTCCGTGGCGCCGCTCGAGGAGCGGATCCCTGGGCACGTGAACTGCCGGTGTACCGTGACGCTGGTCACCGCGACGCGGGCGGTGCGCGCGTGAACGCGTGCCCTGCTCCGGCCCCCGGGCGTACACGCCTCCGCGGCGAAGCTCCGCTCTCCGGAGCCGGTCCGCAAGCCGCTGCGCGGGGTCGCCCCCTCTCGGCGCGCCTGAGCAGGTTCGTGACGCCCGTGCAGGCCATGCTCGGGATCGCGGGGATCGTGGTCGCGCTCACGGTCGCCGAACGCGCAGCGCCAGCGCGGCCGCCGCTCCCCAACGCGCTTCCGGCGCTCGAGCACCTCCGGAAGCAGGTGGCACGGCTCGACCCGTTCGCCTACGCGGTGCCCGCCGGCCTCGGGTGCCGGGCCGCGTGCGAGCTCGGCGCCAAGCGGATCCGGTTCCACGCGGGCGAGGCGCTCTGCGACTGCCGGCTGCTCACGGCGATAGGCGTCCACCGGATGCCGAGGGCCGCACGGTTCGAGACCGTGGTCGGGCCGACCGGCCCGGTGATCGCTGACGCGGGAGGCGCGCCGTGATCGAGATTCCGCTCACGAAGGGCAAGGTGGCCCTGATCGACGACGAGGACGCGCACCTCGCGCGATTCAAGTGGTGGGCGGCCCGGACCCACTTCGGCGAGTTCGCCAAGCTGAACTTCCCCGAGGACGCTGGCGCCCCGCCGACGCGCGCGACCCTCCGCTTTCCAGGGGCGAAGCTGTCGTTCGCCCAGGTCGCGGAAATCCAGGGACGCCGCGCCTCCGGGGAGCGCGCCGCCGCGTTGGCGATGGAGTACGGCGTCGCCAAGAGCACGGTCAACCGGCTCGTGTGCGGATGCAGTTGGGCGGGCGCGCCCGGCGGCGGGTTCCCGATCGTCAGGCCCGGTGCGGCGGCCGAGGACGCCGCCGTTGCCGGGCTCGCTCTCTCAGGAGGGCAGCGCTGATGGCCTGCGCCGAGCCCTGCCCTGAAGGCTGCGATGCCGCCTGCGAGGTCCACGCGGCGTGGAAGCCGGATCCGCAGCGGCAGCACCCGGGGGTCGACCGGGAGCCGCGGGCGGAGTCGATGCGGTTCCTGCCGGACAGGAAGGGCGGCGGGCGCGTGCAGGTCGCACCGCTCTCGTCTTGGGCGCGGCTCGGCCCCTGGAGCACGGTCGCGCGGAAGCGGCCACTTCTCGCGGCAGCCCTGCTCCTCGCCTTCGGCCTCGCGAGCTGCGCCTCGGAGCGACCGGCGTTTCACCTCCGCCCGCGGATCGCGCGGTGCGTCGCCGAGGGCCGGATGCTCACGCGCACCGGGGACCAGATCGAGTGCCCGGGCCCACGGAGGTCGCGATGACGCCGGACAGCCCCCGCGTGCTGGTGGTCGAGGACGACGCGCCGCAGCCTGGGGCCGCGCTCGCCGCGGAGAGCCACACGGTTCCGCGCCACACGTACGGCCCGGGTGGAACGACGCGATCTCGCGGCAGCACGGTCACGGATGGCGACGCGCGCCGGCGCGAGCGCGAGCGCCGCGCGAAGGGGAAGGCGGCCCGGCGCGCACGAAAGACGCAGCGCAGGAGGGGGCGGTAATGCCCGCCATCACCATCACGCTCGACCTCGGCACGGATCCCTGGACGGACGTGCGGCGCGAGCAGCTCGTCCACGTGACCGAGCCGTTTCGCGTCGGCGGTCTCCCCGGAGGGATGGCGAGCGGGAAGACGAGCGTCGCGTTCGACATCCCGCTCCCCGATGGCCGCCACGTGCTCGCCGAGACGAGCCTCGAACTGTTTCTCGCCGCTGCGGACGCGCTCCGCGCCCGGTACGGCGACAACGCACCACGCGGGAGAGACGCATGAGCACCTTCGAGGACAAGAGCAAGCGCGCGACGACGGACGGGCAGCCGCCGCGCCCCGGGTTCGAGGATGCGTCCGCGCCGGCGCCGACCGACGCGACCGGCCAGCATGGCGCGTACTGGATCCTCTCCGGGGAGGAGCGCGCGAAGGGCTTCGTGCGCCCGGTGCGCCGCCAGTACGTGCACGTCGGGCCGCCGGGCCCGAAGCATCCGCTCGTCGATCTCACCCCCGAGCAGCACGAGCGCTACGCGCAGATCGGGTACGTGAAGTTCGAGGCGTACCCGAAGACGGACGAGAGCGCGGTCACGGGTCGGTACTGGACCCAGGCCCAGCTCGACGCCGCGGGCAAGGGCTGCGGCTCGGTCACGACGATGGGGCTCGCCATCGCGGAGACGTACGCCAGACAACCCGTAGGGTTCTACGACAGCACCTTCTGCTGCCGCTGCGGCAAGCACCTGCCGGTCGGCGCCGCCGGCGAGTTCGTCTGGGACGGCACGGACGAGAGGGTGGGGACGTAAACCGCTTCCGCCCCTTTGGGCGGGAACTGCCGGCGAGCGCCGGCGAACACGAGGAGGAAGCACATGGGAGAGCGGATCAAATTGGGCGCCAGGGTGAAGGACAAGGTCAGCGGTTTCACGGGCATCGTGACGGCGCGCTGCGAGTACCTAAGCGAGGCACCGCGAGTCCTCGTCGAGGCGCAGGCCACGGAGAGCGGGGCCCGCGCCGCCGAGAGTTGGTACCCCGAGACCCGCGTCGAGATCGCGGAGGCGCTGTAGCCGATGCCGACCCTGGGCCCCGACAGCGTGAGCAGCACCGCGCCCGTCGGGGCCCAGGGTCGGCGTGAGCCTCGCGTGTACGACGCCGATCGCGCCGAGGTCTTCATCACGATGCGCTGCCCGCGCTGCCGGAAGTCGAAACCGCTCAGGGACTTCGGCCTCCGCCGGATGGCGGACGGACGGATCCGGAATCAGCCGCAATGCGTGAAGTGCCGCGCGAAGGGAGTCGCCACGCCGTGAGCCAGGCGCTCCTCGACTTCACGCCGCAGCAGCGGCATCCCCGGCGACCGGAGCGGGTGGACCTGCGCGTGAAGCTCGCGCTGCGGTTCCTCCTCTCGTCGCGGCACCGCGGCATGGAGAACGCCGCCACCTGGGAGGAGATGCTCGAGCAACTCAACGCCGATGGCCGAGCGGCCGGGGAGGGCGGCCTCTACGTCGCTCGCGTCCGGCGCCTTCAGGAGGCGGCCGAGGAACTTCTCGCGGAAGAGAACCCCATTGCCTCGCTCTCCTCGAGGGGCGTGTTCTGGGCGCTCCGTCCGGAGGAACTCGAGGCGTCGTTCTGGGAGCGGGACAAGCGCGCGCGGAAGTCGATGCTCGGGCGCGGCCGGGCGCGGCGCGTCTGGAAGCGGATGCTCGGCCAGATCGACCTCGGGGAGAACGCGTGACGCGTCTCGAGCCGATGCTCATCCGCGTCCCGCCGGACCTCGCCGCGGCGCTCCGCGATCTCGCGCGCGAGACGCGGATTCACCAGGCCGACCTCCAGCGCGAGGCCATCGCGGACCTGCTCCGGAAGCACGGCCGCCACCCCGAGTTGGTCGACGTCGCCGAGGGCGACACGAGAGGTGCAGCTTGAACCACGCGGTCGGCGAGGCGAGCTACTCGGCGGGCTGGGGGTACGCGCACGAGCGCCTGCGCGCGCAGGACGAGGAGACCGGCCGGCGGCTCGACGACGCCATTGCGCGCGAGAACCGGGCCGTCGTCCAGGGACAGGTGGGGCTGCGCCGGCCCTCGGCGGACATCGCCGAGATCCTCAAGATGCGCGCGCGGGGCGAGTCCCTCGCCGCGATCGGCCACCGGTTCGGCATCACCCGGGAGGCGGTCCGCCAGGTCGTCCTCCGGCACGGGACGGCGATCCACCACGGCGTCGATCGCCGTCGGAAGCGGAGGCAGAACTGATGGTCCTCGGCGAAGCAGCCTCCGTCGCATGCGACTTCGCGCGCGTGCACGTCGGCGCGGCGGAGATCGCGATGCGCGAGGCCCGGAGGGCACGCACGCCGATCGCGCAGGCGAAGGCGTGGGAGCGGGTCGCGCTGCAGCTCCGGAAGGCGGGGCGCGAGCTGGCGAAGGGCGAGCTCGCCGCGATCGAGCGCGCGCGCACGGCGGTGCTTGAGGGCGTCGCGCCGGCGAAGGCGAGGGCGCGCGGGTGAGCTGGCGCATCCTCCAAGGCGACTGCCGCGAGGTCCTCCGGACGCTGCCGGCGGAGTCGGTGCTACGCGGCGAGGCCGACGCGGTTCAGTTCGTGTGCGCGGGCACAAAGCCGCTCCATCTCGGCCGAGAGTTCGGCGGAGCGCGGTGCGCTTCCAGCGTGGCCGCGGCCGGGCGCGACGCGGGCCTTCTTGCTGCGCTCCTTCGCTTCCCGGAGCGCGAGGCAGTTCTCGGCCTGGGCGCGCTTGATCCGCAGGTAGGGGAGGAGCGCACGGAGGCACGCTGCGGCGCGCATGTCGGTGACCTCCCAGCCGAGCAGCGGGCGCCCGCGCTTGGCGTGCGGGTCGGCGACGAAGCGGTACCCGCCGAACAGCTGATGAAGGAGATCGACGGCCTGTGGCTCGACCTGCTTCACGCAGACACGCTCGCTGAATGTCGGCTGGGAGCAATCCCCGACGCGGCGCTGTTTGTACGTGCTTCGCTTCACGCCAATCGTCCCGTCCGAGTCGATGACGCCGGCGCAGTACGCGCGTTCTTCGGGGCTCATGGTCATGCAGCAGTCTACGTGGAGGGTCCGACACGATGACGTGGCGGATTCTCCAGGGAGATTGCCGGGAAGTATTGCGCACACTTCCAGCGGATAGCGTTCAGTGTTGCGTTACCAGCCCCCCATATTGGGGTTTGCGCGACTACGGGGTCGAGGGCCAGTTCGGGCTCGAGCGGACGCCGGAGGAGTACGTCGCGAAGATGGTCGAGGTGTTCCGGGAGGTCCGGCGCGTGCTCCGGCCGGACGGGACGCTCTGGCTGAACCTCGGGGACTCGTACTGCTCGGCGCCGGCAGGGAACGCGCCAGGGACGCAGGGCGCGAAGTCCGGGCTCACCAACCCGTGGCGGATGGAGGAGATCCGCGGGCGGCACAAGGAGGCGCGCTCGAGGGGCGAGAACCGTCCGGAGACGAACGGCGCGGCAGGGACCCTGGTGCAGCCGAACCGGACCACGATCCCTGGGCTGAAGCCGAAGGACCTCGTCGGCATCCCGTGGCGCGTCGCGCTCGCGCTCCAGGCGGACGGCTGGTGGCTCCGGCAGGAGATCATCTGGCACAAGCCGAATCCGATGCCGGAGGCGGTGACGGACCGTCCGACGCGGTCGCACGAGCAGGTGTTCCTGCTCTCCCGGTCGGCGTCCTACTTCTACGACCGCCACGCGATCATGGAGCCGGTGACCGGCGGCGCGCACCCGCGCGGCGGTGGCGTGAACCCGAAGGCGCTCGAGTCCGGCTCGGAGGGGCGCGAGGGCCGCGTCGGCGCACCGCGGTCGAAGCAGAACGCGAGCTTCTCCGCCGCTGTGACCGGTCTGGTCGCGCAGCGGAACCGCCGGTCCGTCTGGAGCATCACCACGAAGCCGTACCCGGGCGCGCACTTCGCGACGTTCCCGGTGGACCTCGTTGAGCCGTGCATCCTCGCCGGGTCGAGCGAGCGCGGCGCCTGCGCGTCGTGCGGCGCTCCGCTCGAGCGCGTCGTGGAGACGCCGGACTTCTCCGAGCAGCCGAAGCGAGCGGAGAGCAGGCTCGAAGGGAAGATGATCGCGAAGGGCGCGGGCTACGCCACGAGCGCGGGGCAGGCGTGGCAGGACTGGCGCGCCGCGAACCCGGACCGGACCGTCGACTGGCGCCCGACCTGTAGCTGCGAACCGGGGGGGGGCAAGCGTCATGCCATGTAGCGTGCTCGACCCGTTCGCCGGCGCTTGCACGACCGGGCTCGTCGCGCGCCGTCTCGGGCGATCGTTCGTCGGCTGCGAGCTCTCGCCAGCGTACGTGGAGATGGGCCGCCGCCGGATCATCGACGACGCACCGCTCCTGAACGCGCCGGGGAGGATCGCGTGACCGAGTCGCTCCTGCAGGTGCAAGACGGAAACGAATCGACGGCCGCCGAGAGGCGCGCCCTGGACCTCTACGCGACCCGGCCCGAGGTGGCACAGGCGATCTGCGAGCGGCTCCAGGCCGAGGTTCGCGTTCCCGACGTCATCGTCGAGCCGAGCGCCGGCCCGGGCCGGTTCGTTGCCGCGGCGCTCGCGGTATGGCCGGGCGCGCACGTCATCGCGGTGGACGTCGACGGCGCGCACCGGGCCACCTGCCTCGCGGCGGGCGCGGCGGAGTTCCACGAGTGCGACTGGCCGACTTGGGTGGAGCGCAACCGCCGCGCCGGCGTGAACTGCGGCCACGGGCGGCTCCTCATCCTCGGCAACCCGCCCTTCAGTCACGCGGTGCAGCACATCACCGCGGCGCTGGAGCTGCTCCTCCCTGGCGAGCATCTCGTCTTCCTCCTGCGCCAGTCGATCCGCGCGGCGAAGGAGCGCATCGGCTTCTGGGCGCGGTCGCCGCTCGAGGAGGCCGCGCTCGTCCTCCCGCGCCCCAGCTTCATCGGCGGGAACGACTCGGGCGAGTACGAGGTCCTTCGCTGGACGAAGGGCCACCAGGGGCGCGCCACGATCGCGCCCCCGATCCTGTGGGGCTCGGCGAAGGCGGAGGCCGAGGTGGCGCGAGACCAGCTCGGGCTGTTCGCCGCGCCAGCGGGGAGGGTCGGGTGAAGCACATCTACATCGCGGGGCCGTACACGGCGGCCACCACCGAGGCGGTTCAGGCGAACGTGGACCGCGCGCTTGATACTGGCAACCGCCTTCTCGACGCCGGTCTCTGGCCGTACGTCCCGCACCTCTCCCACTATCTCGAGGCCCGGAAGCCCCGGCACTACGAGGAGTGGATGGCGCTTGACCTCGCCATGCTTCGGCGGATGGACGCGATCCTCCGACTGCCCGAACCGTCGAGCGGGGCGGACCGGGAGGTCGCGGCGGCGCGGATCCTCGGGCTCCCTGTCTTCTGGACCGCGGCCGAGACGATCGCGTGGGCGCGGAGGGTCGCGTGAGCGCCCGAGTGATCCGCGTCTTCCCCCGCCGCACCGCGGCGACCCCGGTCGATGAACTCGCCCGCGTCGGCGTGCCGCCCGGCCTGTTCGACGAGGCAGACGAGGTCCACGTCTCCGTCACGTTCACCTGGGACCTGCCCGCGGCGGAGCGACTCGCGCGCCAGTGGGCGCCGGTCGCGCCCGTGAAGATCGGTGGCCCGGCGACCGGCGAGCGCGGGGAGACGTTCGAGCCGGGCCGCTACGTGCGGGAGGGGTACGTCATCACGTCGCGCGGCTGCCCGAATCGCTGCTGGTTCTGCTCCGTGTGGAAGCGGGAGGGGCAGGCGATCCGCGAGCTGCCGATCCGCGACGGGACCAACATCCTCGACGACAACCTCCTCGCCTGCTCGCCCGAGCACGTCATGTCCGTCTTCGCGATGCTCGCGCGGCAGAAGGCGGAGCGGCGCGGGGTCGAGATCCAGTTCACGGGCGGGCTCGAGGCGGCGCGGCTGAAGCCGTGGCACGTGGAGGCTCTCCGCGCCCTGCGCCCGCGTGCGGTGTTCTTCGCCTACGACACGCCGGACGACCTCGGGCCGTTGCGTCACGCCGGGGAGCTCATGCTCGGCGCCGGGTTCACGCGGGCGAGCCACCGCCTTCGCGCCTACGTCCTCGTCGGTGGCCCCGGCGACGCGTTCGCCGCGGCGGAGACGCGGATTGCCGAGACGCTCGAGGCTGGGTTCGTCCCGATGGCGATGCTCTACCGGAGGCCGGACGGGGACGGAAAGGTGGATCTGGCGTGGCGCGCGTGGGCGAGGTTGCGCGCCCGACCGGCGATCGTCTGCGCTCCGACAGGGTGCGCCGCATGACGGCCCTCGTCCCCCGCCGCCCGATGACCTCTGCCGAGGTCGACCTCACGCGCGCCCTCACGCGCTGCCATTTCCCGGTCGCGTCCTTTTCCAAAAGGTTCGCGCGCGGGCTCCGGTACCAGGCCGAGGCGCCGGAGCCGATGATCACCGAGAACCAGGCGGCCTGCCTGCGGCGCCAGGTGGCCATCTACCGGCGGCAGATCCCCGCGGCGTCCATCCCTGCGGAGTGCCGCTACCTCCTCTCGGCCTCCGCGGCCGAGCGGCTCAGCTCGCGCGCCATCGCGCCCGTCCCGCCCCCGGCGCCGCTCGAGCCGCTGCCGCTCTTCGACACGGAGATCGAGTAGATGGCGCGCGCGAAGGCCGCCCCGCTGCCGGTGACGCCGGCTCGCCTCCGGGAGATCCTCGGGACCTACCGCTACAACTTCGCCTCCGAGCGCGACCTCCAGGACGGGATCGCGCAGGTGCTCTTCCAGCGCGGCATCCGGTTCGCACGCGAGGTGCGGCTGCCGCCCGCGAAGAAGGGCGAGCAGGACATCCCCGACTTCATGGTCGACGGGATCGCGGTCGAGGTGAAGGTCGACGGCGGCCTCTCCGACGTGACCCGCCAGCTCCACCGCTACGCGCAGCACAAGGAGGTGCAGGCGCTCCTCCTCGTCACCTCGCGGGCGCAGCTCGGGAACCAGCCCGGGAAGATGAGCGGCAAGCCGGTGATGGTCCTCGCGCTCCTCGGAGGGATCTTGTGAAGACCTTCGGGCGCATCGAGCACCTGGCGAAGAAGCGCCAGTGGAAGATCGAGGCCGAGCCTCACGTGTTCATCCGCCTGAAGCGGGTGTTCCAGAAGGTCGACAAGACCTCGCACGGCGTCATCTACCTCTCGGACACTCCGGAAAATTCGCGCGAGTTGAGCTGGTTCCTCGATCGCTACCCGATGCGCGTCGACGCGCGTGAGCACCTCGAGCAGCAATCGCAGACGTACATGGAGCGCCAGGACCGGCTGAACCTCGTCCTCGACGGGAAGTACGAGCCGCGCCGATTCGAGCTCGCGCTGCCGCTGCGCGATTACCAGGCGGTCGCGGCCGAGCTGGCGCTCCAGGCCGGGTCGCTCATCATCGGCGACGAACTCGGCCTCGGGAAGACGGCAGAGGCGATCGGGATCATCGCCGATCCGAGCGCGCGGCCGGCTCTGGTCGTCACGGCGACGCACCTCACGAGGCAGTGGGCCGCCGAGATCAAGAAGTTCGCGCCGTCGCTCCGCGTCCACGTTCTGAAGACGGGCCGACCCTACGTGCCCGACGCGCCCTGGGGCGGCATCCTCGAGGCGATGCGGCCGCGGCGCCGGCGGAAGGACCCCGCGCCGACGCTCCTGCCGGGGATGAGCGGCGTTCCCGACGTCGTCATCTGCAACTACCACAAGCTCTCCGGCTGGGCGGACGTGCTCGCCGGGAAGATCCGCGGCGTCTTCTTCGACGAGGGGCAGGAGCTCCGCCTCCCGGACAGCGCGAAATACAAGGCGGCCGCGCACATCGCGGAGCGCGCCGACGTCCGGGTCATGCTGACCGCGACGCCCATCTACAACTACGGCGACGAGATGTTCACGGTGACGAAGGTCGTGAACCCCCTCGCCCTCGGGACGCGCGAGGAGTTCGTTCGCGAGTGGTGCAGCAACGATCGGATGGTGAAGGACCCAAAGGCGCTCGGCGTCTACCTGCGCGAGCAGTCGATCATGCTGCGGCGGACCCGCAAGGACGTCGGCCGAGAGCTGCCGCCGGTCATCTCGATCCCGATGCTCGTCGAGGCCGACGAGGAGCCGCTCAAGAACATCGAGGGCGCCGCGGGTGAGCTCGCGCGCATCATCCTCACCCAAGGCGGCCAGAAGCGCGGGGAGAAGTTCCACGCCGCCGAGGAGCTGAGCTGGCGCCTCCGCCAGGCGACCGGGATCGCCAAGGCGGCACCGGTCGCCGCGCTCGTCCGGATGCTCGTCGAGCAGGGTGAGCCGGTACTGCTCACAGGGTGGCACAGGGAGGTGTATTCGCTGTGGCTCGAGCGTCTCGCCGACCTGAACCCCGTGATGTTCACGGGGACGGAGAGCGCCTCCCAGAAGGCCGAGTCAGTAGCGCGGTTCCTCCGCGGTGACGCGAAGGTCCTCGTCATGTCGCTGCGCTCGGGCGCCGGGCTCGAGGGCCTCCAGCAAGTGTGCAGCGTCGTCGTGCACGGCGAGCTCGACTGGTCCCCGAAGGTCCACGACCAAGTCGGCGGGCGCCTCCACCGCGACGGCCAGGACGAGAACGTGCGCGCCTTCTTCCCGTACACAGAGACGGGCTCGGATCCGGTCGTCATGGACGTGCTCGGGGTGAAGCGGCAGCAGTCCGAGGGGATCGTGAACCCGTACGCGCCCGCCGTGGAGCCGCTCGACGTCCACGGCGGCGCCCAGAACATCCGGAAGCTCGCGGAGGCGTACCTGCGCCAGCGCGGGCTCGCCGTGCCGCAGCCGGCGCTCGAGCCGAGCGCGGCGATGGAGGGGTAGGGATGCCGAACCGGGTGCTCCATGAATCACTCCTCGACTCGCGCTCACTCGAGGTGCTCACCCCGCGCGCGCAGGACGCATTCCCGCGGTTCATCCTACTGGCCGACGACTTCGGATGCTTTGAGCTGAACGCTCGCGTCCTCTGGGCGAAGGGATGGTCCCGCCGGCCCGACGTCGCCGAGGAGGACGTGAGCGCATGGGTCGCGGAGTACGCCGAGCGTCAGGCCGGCGACCCGGAGACCGGGAAGCAACTCCCGCCGGTGCTCATGCTCTGGACGCACGCCGGCAGGCGCTACGCCTACCTCACGGGTTGGTTCGGCACCCACGGGCAGAAGAAGCGGGTCGAGTACGACCCGAACGCGCCCTTGGGTACGCCCGGGCGTCACGGGTCGAAGCGGAAGACGCCGGCCCCTCCCGCCGGCCTCCTGGCCTTGGTGATGGCGGGAGATGTCCGGGCCATCGACGGGAAGCCGCCGGGAACGGACCGGGAGCCAACCGGAAACCGGGAGCCGGAAACCGTCAATAATTCCACTCCCGCACGGGAACCGACCGGGAACACAACGGGAGACAACCGGGAAGCGAGCGGTTCCCGGGAGTTTCCCGCCCCCGCAGTTCCAGTCGCAGTCGCAGTTCCAGTCGCAGAAGAGACGTTTGCGCCGAGCCCTTCGGACTCGACGCCCCACTCGCCTGGACCGGAGGAGGAAACTGGGCCGGTCAAGTCCGACGCCGCGCGGGCGAACGCGGCCAGCGGGGGGGAGCGACCCGCAGCGACGGACGGCGGAGATGCCGCCTTGGCCGGGATGGCCAGGGAGACACGTGGCGCCGCCGGACCGTCGCGCCCGCCGGACCTGTCGCCGGTGGTGCTGGCGCTGCCATGCACCGGCACAGGGCCTCGCGAGTACGCCGTCACCGAGGCGCAGGTCGAGAAGTGGCAGGCGGCGTTCCCGGGCATCGACGTCGCGGCCGAGATCCGGAAGGCGCGCGTCTGGCTCGAGGCGAACCCGACGCGCGTGAAGACGCATCGCGGGATCCCGGCGTTCGTCGTGCGCTGGCTCTCGTCCGCGCAAGACCGCGGCGGAGGCGGGGCGCGCCCCCGGGCACCGGCGAGGCGGCCAGGCATGGCGGCGATGGGCAGCGCGGCGGCATTCGCGAAGGACGAGAAACCGTGGTGACGGAGGTGGGCATGGAGACGCTGAGCACGAAATTCCGGGAGTGGGCCGAGCGGATGGCCGAGCGGAACGGCGACCCGGAGTATCAGCGCCACGCCGCGAGGCTGGCGACCGAACTCCGCGACTTCGAGGCGTTCACCGTAGCGCGGGAGCGGCGGGCCCGTCTGTTGCGCTCGGGTGTCCCCGAGGAGCATTGGGCGGCACTCGATTCGCCCCGGGAGTGCGGGGCGACGATCGCGATCCGCGGCTTCCTCGCGGCCGCGCCGGAGTTCCGTCTCCTCGTCCTCGCTGGGGTCGCCGGCCAGGGTAAGTCGTTCGCCCTCGCGTGGGCGGTGCATGCGAGAGGCGGGCAGTTCGTGAACCTGCACGAGCTCGCGACGGCGTCGAGCTTCGATGACGAATTCTGGGACCGCCTGGAATCGGCGCCGGTGCTCGCACTCGACGAACTCGGCGGCGAGAAGATGCACGATGCCTTCGAGTCGCGGCTCTACGGCCTGCTGAACGCCCGGTACCAGCGGAACCGGAAGACGGTTATCGCGACGAACCTCCTCGCCGACCAGTTCCGCGAACGCTACCTAGCGAACGGGCTCGAGCGGCTCGCCGATCGCCTGCGCACGGCGGCCGAATGGGTGAACCTCGCGGGCCCGTCGATGCGTGTCCCTTGGCGGGAAGCGGCGAAGGCCGAGGGGCGGCCGTGATGGCGCGCCGTTCGTGGCTGGAGGGGCTCGTCACGCGGTTGCGCTGGTGGCTCATGTGTAACCACCCGGTGCGTCACCTGCCGTCGCTACCGGCGAAAGACGAACCGGTGAGACCGCGGCTGCGGGCGGTGGGGAAGCTCGAGCCCCGGAGGCGCACGCCGTGACCGGTGCGATCGAGCGGCTACAGGGCATGGCGCGGCGCGCGCGAGCGGCCGCGGAGCTGGCGGCGCCCGTCGACCCGATCGGCGCGGCGATTCTCCATGACGCGGCCGTCGACTACGACGGCGCGGCGTTGAAGGCCGCGCATGCTCGCGAGAAGTGGATCGTCTATCTGCGGCGCGGTGGGCGCGTCGCGACGAAAAGGGGAAGGGCCGCATGATTCCGACGAAGGAGATCGACGCCGCGGAGCCGGCGAAGGATCTGGAGCGCGACGAGGAAGGGCGGCCGCTCGCGTGCGTGCGGATGCCGCAGGCGAAGTGCGAGGCGCGAAGCGACTGCCGTGGCTGCCCCGGATACCCGGGCCTCGCGCGAGGAGCGCGGGCGTGACCGTGCTCCGGTACGTCGTGCCCGTGAAGCCGCTCGGGGTGAACGAGATGTACCAGCCGCTCCCAAACGGCGGGAAGCGGAAGAGCGCGGAGGGGGTCGCCTTCGCCGGCGCGCTCGCCGCGTTCGGGCTGAAGGCGCGCAACCGCGCGCGCCTCGAGCCGATGACGTGCAAGGTCGACGTGCTCGTCACGTACTACTTTCAGAACGAGCGCCCAGACTCCGACGGCCCCGACAAGGCGGTGCTCGACTCGCTCCAGACCTCGCGAGCGCATCGCCACCCGGCGCACCGCCGTGTCGGCGCGGGCATTATCGAGAACGACCGCCAGGTGCGGGACCGCCACTTCCGTCGCCGGATCGACCAGGCGAAGCCCCGCGTCGAGATCACGGTGGGCCCGACCGGCGAGGTGTTCTCCATGTCCGAGTTGCTCGAGCAGGAACTCGCGACGCCATGAGCGACCCACGTCTCGACGTCCTGTTCCGCTGCGAGGAACTCGGCAAGGACCTCGCGCAGAAGCACTGCCTGCGCCGCCAGCTCGAGCGGAAGCAGACGCAGCACCCGCGGACGATAAAGAGCCAGGCGGGGCCGCCACGGAATGGGTACTGCGCAACGGCGTGTGGTCAGGGCCGCGCGGTGAAGGCCGAGCTCGGGGACGTCCCCGCCGGCTCCTGCAACGCATGCGGGACCGCGTACATCGGTCTCGACGCGGCCGCGGCGCCATGCGGGACGTGCGCGGCGAAGATCGTGGACGCGGGCAAGGCGCCGGTGTGCGGGTTCCTGCCGTCAGCGCGCGGCGCGCCGCCCCAGGAACGGATCTGGGAGAAGGGCGGGGTGCCCGAGGTCGCGATCGGCGTCGGCGTGGTGGTGCGGGACGTGGGGCTCACGCCGGAGGACGTCGCCGCGACCGCCGCGCGGGTCCGCGAGGCGACGAGCCGCCCGAAGGTGAGCGCGCCGCGCGCGCGGGCCTCTCGCGCGGAGGCGAAGGAACCTCGGTTCTGCGCGGACGGGTGCGGGCTCGAGCTGACGGGGAACTGGAACCGCACGGGCTACTCGTCCGACTGCCCGAACCGGAAGAAGGACCTCTACCCCGACGGTGTCGCGCGGACGGACGCGAGCGCGGACACCGAGCCGGACAACCGCGAGGACGAGATCGAGGGCAACGCCGCGGAAACACAAGAAGAAGAGCCGGACACCTCGGTGGACGAACCGGCGGACGCGAAGCTGCCCGCGCTTCGCACGGCCGACCCGCTCGCTGCCGCGCTCGCGGACCGCACGCGCCGCACCCACGCCGAGCGGCTCGCCGCCGACGAGCGGATGCGCGCGCTCGTCGGATGGAGGGGGCAGGACGCCGAGGAGATCGCGGCGAGCTCCGACGCGGCGCTCCTCGCGCGGCGCGCCGCTGCGCCGACGCGTTCCTTTACCCCTGGCACGAATCAACCAATCGCCAAGCCCGGGCGCGTTTTGTCAACCGACGGCGCGCGCCGGACCTCCTATTTTGAGGGCGACAAAAGGGAACTGCAGGCGTCGCCGACCGGCTCAAGTGGAGCGACGTCCGCCGGGGCGGAGGAGCGCCGCACGCCGCCTCATGTCGGCCCCGGAAAACGAGCAGAGGCTCCCGCGACCCAGGCGCAGCGCGTCACACCCACACTCGCGCTCGCGGCGATGGCGTGGGTGACGCGGCACGGCTCGCCGGCGTTCCGGGACCTGCTCGAGCGCTACCACGCGACCCGTCTCGTCGACGTCCCCGAGGCCCGCCGCGACGACTTCCATGGCCGAGCTGACGAAGGACCAACCGCCGGCGACGCCGGCCCAGGAGAAGAGCATGGCACCTCACCCCCCGTGCCCCGGCTGCCAGAGCGGCGGGCGCTGCAAGAAGACCTGCACCCTGCGCGCTGCGGCGCGCAAGAAGGCAGCCGCGCTCTGCGGCGAGACGTCGCCGGCAAAGGCCCCTGCTCCGAAGAAGCTCCCCGCGGGGCGGAAGCTGAAGCCGGCGAAGGTGAGGGCGCTGCCGCGCCGTCCCGCGCCGCGGCGGCTCGGCCCCCCGAAGGTGCCGCTGCGGACGGCGCCGGCGCGCGACGCGAAGGTCCTCCCGATCGCCCAGCTCACCGAGGCCGAGCTGGCGCAGTCGATCACGCAGTGCCGCGCCGAGTTGCTCGAGCGGAAGAGGGCCCACGCGGAGGCCATCGCGAAGATCGAGAAGGCGATCGGGGACGCGGCGTGAGGCGGCGCTCGGCAGAGGCGGCGATGGCTGACTTCGAGCGCCAGGAGGCAGCCCAGCGGCGCGCCGTGCAGGACCACGTCGCGCTCGTACACCTCGCGGTCGTCGACGGGCTCGCGACGATCGGGCGGTGGCGCGAGCAGCGGCGCCTCGGCGAGGACGCGCCCGAGGTGTCGTGGTGGTCGAAGCTCGGCCCCCTGAACCGGGTCGAGAGGATCGTCGCGCGCGAGTTGGTCTCGGACCGGGTGACGTTCGAGTGCTCGGCGCCGGGGCCGAAGGAGTGGGAGGCGAGGCTCTCGCCGTTCGCAGGAGGGGTGGCATGAACACGGTGACGATCGATGTCGAAGGGCTGCCGAACGAGACGGCGCGGCGCCTGGCGCGCGAGGTAGAGGACCTCGTCGCGCACGCGCGCGCGAAGGCCGCCGCAACGCCGGCGGGCAGGGAGCACGCGAAGCGGTACCGGGCAATGGAAGCGCTCGCCGCCGTCCTCGCCTCGCCGACGAGCACCGGCTCCGACGTCGTCGAGGCGTTCAACGCCGCGGCGCGCGCGTGCGGAGACGGACCGTTCGTCACGCGTCACGAGGTGGACCGCGGCGTCGGGCGCTGGGAGATCGGGCTGCGCAACATCGTCACGATCCTCCTCGGGCCCGACAAGAAGTTCGAGATCGCCGACGTCGTCGAGCAGGTGCGGGCGCTGGCAGCCGACAAGGCGGCGGCTCGGGCGCGCATCGAGGAGGCCCGGAGCGCGATGGATGTGCGCGGGCGCCACGCCGTCATCCTCGAGGTGCCGTCGGCGCGGAGCATCGAGAGCGTCGAGCGCGAGCTCCTCGGGGCGCGCGACCTATCGGAGCGCCGCTCGATCGAGATCCTCGCGCGGATCGAGGAGCGAGAACGCATCGTGGATGCGATGCCCGAGGGCTTCGGCGCGCCGCCGCTGGCGGAAGCCGTGGAGCGCCTCGTGCGCGACCGCGAGTCGGAGCGCGCTTGCCGAGCGAGCGCGCTCGAGAACCTCGCCCGCACGGAGCGGCAGCTTGCCGACGCGCGCCGTGACCGCGATGCGCTCCGCGAGAAGCTGAGGCTCATCGCGGCCGCAGCCGCGGACGGAGCGGCGGCGTGACAGGCCCCGAGCTCGAGCGGAACGTGGTCGCGACATTGGGCTTGGCGATCATCGCCGGGCGCGAGGACCACCGCTTCGCCGAGCTCGGAGGCAACGCGGTGCTCCTCCTCGAGCTCATCCATGAAGCGGGCGGGCTCGAGGAGCTGGTGATGCGGTGCATGGCGCAGGGGACGACGGCGCGCAGGTCGGCGGGAGGGTGATGGGATGGCGTTGGCGAACCGCATCGAGCAGGACCTCCGGGCACTCCTCGACGCCGTCGAGAAGAAGAAGCCCGGAGTGGAGCAGCGGCGCCTCGCAGCGTCGGTCCGCGAGCACCTCGTGGCGAGGCAGGAGCGCGAGGCCGAGAGGAAGCGGAAGCTCCAGGAGCGCCAGGGCTACACGCTGCGGATGCGGCTGCGGGTCCTGGACGCTCGCGGGATACCGAGCGAGACGGTGCCGCCGGCTGGCCCGGTCTGGGAGACCGACTACTTCCGCTGCGCGCACTTCTCGAGCTGCCTCGTCGATGTGAAGACCTGCATGCTCCGCCAGGGCGCGAAGTGGCCGGGCGGGAACCGGCTGAAGGATGGGTCGGTGCGCGAGAAGAAGGCGAAGGTGCACCCGTACTGCGGGAGCGGGAAGTGCGATCAGGGGCACGACCTCGCGATGCGCTGCGCCTTCCGCCCGGAGTCGGTGTGGACGAAGGGGCGGTACAAGTTCTACCGCCCGGACTCGCACCTCCAGCGCGAGGCGGCGAAGAAGCTGCGGGCGGAGGCGCCGCCCGAGGAGGGCGAACGCGCCGAGCTGACGCCATTCCAAGAGGTCGCAGCCATGACGAAGGACGACCCGGTGATGCCGGGAGGAGTGTAGGCCATGGGCGTGTTCGTGGAGGTGACGGACAAGTGCGAGCGGTGCGGTGCGGAGGCGATGGCGCGCGCCGAGTTGCTGCCGGACGGGCGCCTTCAGCCCGTCTCGCCGATCCCGGCGGACGCGAGCGATCGGCACTGGACCGTGATCTGCGTGCCGCGCGGTGCGCCGACCGAGAAGGACCCAATGCCGCGGCACTGGCGCGCCTACTGCGACCGCGTTCGCTGTCACGAGGCGTATCTCGAGGCCGTGAAGCGCGAGGATGATCGCGCGGCGGAGGTGGCCCCGTGAAGGCGCTCTACGCGACATGCGGGATGTGCGGCGAGGAGCTCGGGCTCTCCTTCGACGAGGAGAAGCCGAAGCACGAGGCCGCGGCGAGGAAGGCGCTCGAGATCGCTGCGGAGCGGCATCGGGCCGCGTGCGGAGGAGACTTCACCTTCCGCGGGCCGGAGCCGTACGCGCCGGCGCCGCGCGGCGGGCGGGGGGGACGGACATGAAGGCGAAGCTCGACGTCCGGTCGCGCATCGTGGGGCATGGCGAGGAGGCCCCGGAGCAGCTCCTCGCCAACCCGGCAAACTTCAGGCGTCACCCAGCCGAGCAGCAGGCGGCGCTGCGCGGGTCCCTGAAGGAGCTCGGCTGGGTCCGCTCCATCATCGTGAACAAGCGGACGGGCTACGTGGTCGACGGCCACGCCCGGATCGAGGAGGCGATGCGGCAGGGCCTCGCGGCCGTGCCGGTCGAGTACGTCGACCTCTCGCCCGAGGAGGAGAAGCTCGCGCTCGCCGTACTCGACCCGATCACGGAGATGGCGAAGCAGGATGACGAGGCGCTCGCGGCGCTCCTAGCCGAGGTCGAGACCGAGGACGAGGCGCTGCGCGAGATGCTCGCGGGGATGGAGAGCGAGCCGGCCGAGAAGGTCCAGGTGCAGGAGGTCGACGTGTCCGACGTCCAGGATCGATTCTGGATGAGCGTGCGCGGTCCGCTCCCGCAGCAGGTTGCCGTGCTCGAGAAGCTGCGCGCGATGCTCGACGAGCTCCCCGGTGTCGAGGTGGAACTTGGCACCACCGACGGTTGACCCCGTGACGCGATTTTGGGCGCTGACGACGCCCGAACCGAACACCGGGTGCTGGCTATGGGCGGGAAGTTGCGACCGCAAGGGATACGGCTCGTTCAAGGCAGGCCCGGGCCGTACCGTGCGCGCGAACCGCTTCTCGCTCGAGCTGAAGTTGGGCAGGAAGCTCACGTCCGACGAGGAGGCGGCCCACTCGTGCGACACGCCCGGCTGCGTCGGATGGGACCATCTGTTCGCGGCGACCCGGCAGGAGAACGAAGACGATAAGACGGCGAAGGGGCGCCGGCCGCACGAGGATCGGATACCGCCGGACCGTCGCGCCCGTGGTGTGCGAATCGGGACGGCGAAATTGGACGCCGCAGACGTGGCGGAGATCCGCAGGCGGTACAGGGACGGGAACGTCACGAAGCGCGACCTCGGCGCGGAGTTCGGGGTCAGCGATCGGCACGTGGGGGGCATCGTGCGCGGCGAGTTCTGGAAGACGGAGGCGACCGATGGATAGGGCGGGGAAGTCGAAGGACTGGTTCAAGGCCGGCGCCGCGCGGGTGGCGAAGGTCGAGAACAATCCGTTGGCGCTCGCGGCGAAGCTCGAGCTGCGCGAGAACGTGCTCGCGGAGGTGGCGCAGGCGCACGTCTTCGACGCGTTCTGCGGGGGCGGGGTGGGCGGGGCGGCGATGTACCGCGGCGTGTGGGCGAAGGCGGCGAGCTGGGTCGGCTGCGATGGCCGCCCCTGGGACCCGAGGATCGATCCGCCGCGGTTCGTCGCGGACAACCGCCGGGTCCTGCGCTGCCTCGACCTCCAGGCGTTTAACGTATTCGACTTCGACGCGTTCGGCTCCCCCTGGGAGCAGATGCTCATCCTCGCGGCGCGCCGGCGCTGGGCGCCCGGGGAGCTCGGCGCGGTGGTCGTGACCGACGGCTCGAACCTCCAGATGCGTGTCGGCGGCATCCCGCGCGCCATCGCGCAGATCGTCGGGATGGAGAGGCTCCAGGGCATCCCGAGCATCTCGATCGCGCACGACCTTCAGCAGATGGCGTTGCGGGCGTGGGCGCCGAAGGCGGGGGTGGTCCCGCGGCGGGTGTGGGTCGCGAAGGGGCGCCACGCCGCGCACAACGGGAAGTCCGGCGGCGCGGACATGCTCTACATGGCGATGGTCTTCTCCGGAGCCGAGCCGCCGCCGGCGGGGAGCGACGCCTGATGCTCGGCGAGATCCTAGGCGGGCGCGCGCGCGGCGATCCTAGCGATACGCGCGCGCTCGCGGGTGACGCGCTCGCACACGCGGCACGGCGGGACGTAGCCAACGAGGCCGGTGGCGGGGGGCGGCGCGGGGCGGCCGCACAGGGTCCGCCCTGGAACCTCGGGGTCGACGAAGTGCTGGGCGGCGATGGCGCCCTCCTACCCGACCACGGGGAGCGCTGCCTGCCGCGCGAGGTCGGAGGCGCGCGGGGCGATGCCGGTGGGCGGGTCGACCCAGCGTCGGCCGTCGAGGACCGGCGTCTCGATCTTGCGCGACCCGCCATTCGTGACCTGCTGCTTGTAGAAGAACCCGACGCCCGCGGCGATGCATTGGTCCCGGATGTTCCGGACCCAGGCCTCCTCCATCGGGCGGGCGTGGGCGCCCGATTCCGCGCCGACGATGACCCAGTGGATGCCGTCGAGGTGGCCGGAGACGTCGCCGAGGTCCTCGAGCAGCGGCTCGATGGAGAGGAACCGGACGCGCGCGGGGATGTGCCGGAGCGTCTCGGCGCGGCGGAGCCCCGGCTTGTCGCCGACGGTGCAGCCCAGCCAGGCGTTCGGGTAGCCCTCGCCCCAGTCGGCGGGGAGCGTCTGCGCGATGCGGTCGTGCCGCTTCGTGAGCAGGAGCCAGTCGAGGCCGAGGGTGCGGCGGATGAGGGCGAACAGGCGCGGGACCTCGGCGGCGGGCGCGTCCTTGTCGGCCCAGTCGCACATGGAGCCGCAGAACACGCGGTGCCGCACGCCCGCCCTGATCGCGGCGGCGTTCCACTTCTCGGGCTCGTTCCAGTGCTTGTCGCCGAAGGTCCGCCTGCCCGCGGTCGTGCCCCACACCGCGTGCCCGTACCTCTTCGCGAGCGCCTCCGCGTAGCAGTGCTCGCACGCCGGGTCGATGCGAGCGCATCCCCACCAGGGGTTGAACGTCGAGTCGGTCCAGGCGATTGCCGTTTCGACGCCCATGCAGGCCTCCCTCGGGGGTTCGGACTTGTCTGAACGACAAGATAGGACAAGCGGGGCCGTCAAGTCAATCCTGCGACTCGACTGAGGTTTCCGGGATACGTGGGGCAGGAAGGGGAAGGGCGGGCACCATGAGCGAGCCGGGCGACACGACGAACGTAGGACAGGCACGGACCGGTGTGGCCCATGGGCCGGAACAGCGGCGCCGGGTCCCGCCGCTGACGAAGGCCCAGCGCCTCACCCTCCAGGACCAGGCGCTCGAGCTGAACCTGGCGGGCAACTCCTACGGGAAGATCGCGGCGTTGCTGTCGAACGAGGCCATGCAGCGCGCGCTCGGGATCGTGCCTCACCGGCCGATCCCGAAGGTGATGGCCTTCCGGCTCGTCGACAAGGCGCTCGCGAAGACGAAGGAGGAGGTCGGGGAGAAGGCGGACCGGAAGCGCGAGCGCGAGTTGCGCCGGCTCGACGCGATGTTCGTCGCGCTCTGGCCGCAGCGGAAGGTCCCGCGGGCGGCCGACTCGCTCCTGCGGATCTCGGAGCGGCGCGCGAAGCTGGAGGGGCTCGACGCGGCGATCAAGGTGAAGCACGAGGGCGAGCTCGCGACGTCGCCCGGGCTGCCGCTGAAGGACATGACGGACGAGGAGCTCGCGAAGCTCGAGGAGATCACCGCGGCGGTGGCGGTGCGCGCGGCGGCGAAGATGGGCGCGGCCGCGGCTGGCGCCGTCCCGGGCGCGACGTCGGAGGAGGGGAGCGATGAGCCCTGACGAGTGCGCGCACGAGTGGACGGGCGTGAAGATCGGCGCGGGGCCGTCCGAGCCCGACGAGTACGACGAGGTCTGCGCCCACTGCGGAGCGGAGCGGACCGCGGTCGAGGGAGTGGACGGCTACAGCGCGGACGAGCTGCGCGAGGTCCTCGACCGCCTCGTTCGGAGCGACCGGTGACGGCCCCCGTCGGCGACCTCGTGCGGATCTTCTACGACTCGCGCGAGCGTGTCGCGCCGGGCGACGCCATCGTCACGCCGACGGGCCGCACCTACGAAGTGGTCTCCGTCCGCCTCCATGCGCGCGGGAAGCACGCGGGCCGCCAGCACCTCGGCTGCATCGTCACGCGCGAGCCCGCGCCCGACGCGCGCGTCTTCACCCTGCGCTGGTACCCGCGCGCACGCCGCGCTCATCGCCCGGAGGCCTAGCCCCCGTGGCGGTCGTGCTGACCGAGCTCCCGAGCCTGGAGGAGATCCGGGCCGAGAAGGCGCGCCGGCGCTTCGCCGAGTTCTGCCGCCAGGCCTGGCATGTCGTCGAGCCCGCCACTCGGCTCGTGTGGAACTGGCACATCGACGCGCTGTGCGAGCACCTCGAGGCCGTCTCCGCCGGGCAGATCCAGGACCTCCTCGTCAACGTGCCGCCGGGCACGATGAAGTCGCTCACCACCAGCGTCTTCTGGCCGGCCTGGGTCTGGACGCGCCGTCCATCGTGGCGGGTCAACTATTGGTCTTACGCCGACGAGGTGTCGATCCGCGACTCGGTGAAGTGCCGCACGCTCATTCGGTCGAACTGGTACCGGAAGCACTTCATCCGCGACGAATGGAAGCTCAGCGCCGACCAGGACACGAAGCACCTGTTCCAGAACACGAGGTTCGGCTTCCGCGGCGCGCTCTCCATCGGTGGCGCCACGACCGGCCTCCGCGGCGACACGATCGTCATCGACGACCCGCTCAACGCGCAGGAGCAGGACTCGAAGGCCGCCCGCGACGCCGTGCTCGTCGCGTGGGACCAGGGCATCGCGAACCGGCTCAACGACATGCAGACCGGCTCGCGCGTCGTGATCATGCAGCGGCTCCACGAGGAGGACCTGTCCGGTCACCTCCTCCGCCAGGGCGGCTGGGAGCACCTCCTCCTGCCGTCGGAGTTCGATCCGAAGCGTCGCTCGGTCACGTACATCCGCAAGAACCCGCTTCCGCTGCCCTCGCCGCCGACCTGTCCTGCCGACGTCGCCGGCACCGAGCCGGACCTCGAATCGCAGATGCGCTCGGATGAGCCGAGCGAGCGCGTGAAGTTTTTCGAGGACCCCCGCAGGGATCCCGGCGAGCTGCTCTTCCCCGCGAAGTTCCCCGCCTCGGTGCTCGCCGGCGAGAAGACGCGCATGGGCTCCTCCGGCTACGCCGGCCAGCACCAACAGCGCCCGGCGCCGCCCGAGGGGATCATCTTCAAGCGCGCGTGGTTCATGCGCTGGCACCGCGCCGGCGAGTTCATCCCGGTGGGCGTCGAGTCGCGCCTGCTGCCCGAGAAGTGGGACCAGGAGATCATCTCCGTCGACTGCTCGTTCAAGGACCTCGAGACCTCCGACTATGTGGCGATCGGGGTGTGGGGCCGCGTCGGGCCCGACAAATTCCTGCGCGACCAGGTGCGCGCGAAGCTCTCGTTCACCGAGACGTTGAAGAAGCTGCTCGAGCTCATCTCGGCCTACCCGCGCGCGCGCGCGAAGCTCATCGAGGACAAGGCGAACGGCACGGCCGTGATCTCTGTCCTGAAGAAGAAGATCCCCGGCATCATCCCGATCGAGCCGGAGGGCGGGAAGGAGGCGCGCGCGCATGCGGTCTCCCCGGACGTCGAGGCGGGGAACGTCTTCATCCCGCTCTACGCCCCCTGGGTGCACGACTACATCGAGGAGATGTGCTCGTTCCCGAAGGCCGCCAACGACGACCAGGTGGACCAGACGACGCAGGCGCTCCGGCGCTTCTCGAAGAAGACCTCCGGGCTCGAGGCACTCGAGGCGCTCGCCGCGCGCTGAGGAGCGTTCCCGGGGTTCCCTGATACGTGGGGAGCACCAGACGAACAAGCGGCCGCGCGGCGACCGTAACAGGGAGGCGAACATGCCGAAGACCACCTCTTACGCGAACCTCCTGCTGGGCGTGAAGCGCGGCGTTGCGCTTTCCTGGCCGGCGACCGTCTACGCCGCGCTCGCCGTGGCGACGAAGGGGGCGCGCGCCGCCCTCAACTCCCAGGCCGTCTCGCTCAACGACACGGTGTGTCTCACCCCCAACGGCGCGACGAAGCTGTCGCTCTACAAGGTGACGACCGCTGGGACGCTGGCCGCCGCGCAGAGCACGCTCTACCCGGGCGTCGCGAACGAGGCGATCACCGACGGGACCGCGGTGCTCACCGAGCAGACCTCAGCGCTCCAGGCGATCACCGGGGCGAGCATGGCGATCGTGAACGAGCCGACGGTGGGCACGAACGCCTACGCCCGGATCGCGCTGACGAGCAACACGACGAATTGGGGCGCGGCGGCTTCCGGTCAGATCCAGAACGCGGGCGCGGCCTGGACGTGGCCGCAGGCGACGCCCGCCGGCTGGACCTCGGGTCCCGCCGCGGCGTGGGGCGTCGTTCTACTCGACCAGGCAGCGGCCGGCGGCGGCAACGCATGGGAGTGGTACGGGATGCCGAACGTGATCCAGGTGTCGGCACTCGCTACCCCGTCGATCGCGGCTGCCGGACTGACGGTGACGGAGGCGTAGCGTGATCACGCACGCCAAGGTCACGGCCATCGCGGACGACGGTACGTCCGACGTGGGATCCGACGAGTGGAATGCTGCCCACGTTTTCGCCGGGATCCCACGTGTCATCACGACGAGCCTCGTCGTGGACACGTGCTGCAGCTACGTCGTGTCCGGCGACTTCGAGATCGCGGCGGGCCTCGACTTCGAGATCGCGACTGGCGCCACCCTGGAGATCCTATGAGCACCGCTACGCTGAACAAGGTCGCGACCCCGAGCACGCCCGCCGCAGGGAAGCTCTCGATCTTCTACGACACCGCAGACAACAAACTGAAGTCGATCGACGAGTTCGCGGTGGTCAGGGCGGTCGAGTTGGATGGCTGGCGCGACCACCCGACGATCGGCAACGGGGAGATGGAGTTCTGGCAGCGCCAGGCGCCGGGCACGCTGACCACGTACTCGAGCGTCGGCGGGCGGGTTTACACGGCGGATCGCTGGTTCGTCAGCAACGAGAACCTCAGCGTCCAGGCCATCCGCGTGGACACCGAGACGGCGAAGGAAACCGGGTTCGGCGTCCGGTACTACGGGCAATTCAGCAAGATCACGACGACCGGCAAGTTCATGATCGGGCAGCTTCTCAGCTCGACCGTGATCGCCTCAATGCGCGGCTCGCAGGTCCGCCTTCAGTTCAACATGAAGGCGTCCGCGGCCAAGACCATCCGGCTCGGGCTCGTCCAGCTCGCCGCCGCCGGAACCGTGGACGCGGTTCCGATCAGCGCCGGGACGTGGATCACGGCCTGGGGCGCCAACACCGTCGACCCGACGCTCGGGACGAACCTCGCCTATCTCACGCCGGTGGCGAACTCCGCGGATGGCGGGACCATCAGCGGCAGCGCGATGTCGTGCGCCTGCACGACCGCGTGGAAGCGCTTTTCCTGCGTCTTCGCTCCGCCGGTCGATTGCCACGACCTCATGCTGTGCATCTGGACCGACTCGCAGTTCGCGGCGGCCGACTCCGTTTCGTTCGGCGAGTGCTGCATCTACGACGGGCCAGAGGTCAGGACGAACTTCGTGGCCTTCCCTGCCTCGATCGAATTCAACCGCCTCCAGCGGTACTACTGCAAGTCATTTCCGGTCCTCACGGCACCTGCGGCGTCGCTGTCAGTCGCGGCGGCCGGGGCGGGCGAGGTTGGCGTCGTCGCGAGAGCCGGTGCGCTGGCTCTAGCGGATACGATCCCGATCTATTTTCCGATCGTTATGCGTGGCGTGCCCGTGGTGACGCTCTACACTCCGGTCGGCGCGGGAGCGGTGCCCTACCGGATCAATGGGACCACGCCAGCCGTTCAGACAGCGGTCGCCCAGCTCGGGCTCACGGAGCGCGGTCTGGTGGTCACCGCGACTGGCGACGCGGCCGGCGCGATCGGGGACCTCGTCGGCGTCCACTACACGGCGGACGCGGAGTTGTAGGAGGATCGCGTGGGCCTGTTCCAGCCCGGGGTCTTCCAGCCCACCGTCTTCCAGGGCGCCGCCGGTGGCGGCGGCAGCTCCGTCGCGGTCACGGCGTCCGGCTCCGGCGTCGGTCGCGGGCTCGCGTCGGTCCTTGTCGCCCTCGCGGTCGGGGCTTCCGGTGGCGGGGTCTCCACGGGGACCGCCACCGTCTCGGTCGCCGTCCCCGCGCAAGCGTCGGGCGCGGGGGTCAGCACCGGGACCGCCTCGGCTCGCTCCGCCCTCGCGGCCGTCGTCCTGGGCGCCGGCGCTGGCTCCGGGAGCGCGACCCTCACGCTCGCCGCAGCGGTCCATGCGAGCGGAACGGGCGTCTCGACCGGTACGGCAGCGCTCGGCCTCGCCCAGGCGGCGCAGGCGAGCGGTGCGGGGCGAGAGGCGGGGACGGCGACTGTTTCGACCGCCCAGGCTCTCGCGGCAGGTGGGGCGGGTACCGGCTCCGGGACCGCGACCGCTCAGATCGCCCAGGCCATCACGGCGAGCGGCTCGGGCGCCGGTCAGGGCACGGCGACGGCGCGGGAAACGATCGCGGTCCAGGCATCGGGCGACGGCCGCAGCACCGGAACGGCCACCATCACGGTCGGCGGCGCCTCCGTCGCCGTCACCGCCTCGGGTGCGGGTATCGGGTCGGGCTCGGCGACCGTTCGGGAAGCGATCTCCATCGCCGCGTCCGGCGCAGGCGCATCGACGGGCAGCGCCACGGCTGCGGAGACGGTCCTCGTGGTCGCAAGCGGCGCCGGCTCGAGCCAGGGGACGGCCACGGTGCAGGCCGTCACCGCCGGCGCCCTTGAACCGCCAGCCCCGCGGCCGGAACCGACCGACCCCTGGGACATCCGGCGGATGCGGCTCCAGGGAACGACGCTCGGGGGAGCCTACCTGCGTGGGCGGACGAGCAGGATGCCGCGCGGCGTCGGGCGCAAGACCCCGCTCTTCTGACGCCCGGTCGACCCGGGGCGCCCCAGTGATACGTGGGCGGCATGGCCAGACCGAAGGCGCGCGCGCGCGTGGACTCCGCCTCGAAGCCCGCGCGCCGCGGTCCGATCCAGGAGCGCCGCGATGCCGCCCTCACCACCGTTCGGCATCGGGATGGGTGGGACAACGTCTTCACCGGGCTCGGGACCGAGCGCGACAAGCGCCGCGGCGCCGGCGTCGTCGTCCTCACCCTCGACTACAACCAGGCCCATGACCTCTATCGCGGCGACGACATGGCCGCGAAGATCATTGACGAGCCCTCGCGCGAGGCCACGCGCCGCTGGCTCGACGTCCAGATCCAGGACGACAAGGTCGCGTCGGAGCTCGTCGAGAAAGAAGAGCGGAAGCTCAAGGCGAAGAAGCTCTTCCAGCGCGCGATGGCGTGGTCCCGCGCGTTCGGCGGCGCGGCCCT